ATATGACAATAGTAAGAGATACAGAAAATTATCAATATCGTTTATTAAATATGGATACTATGACTTTGTGGAAGAATTATAGGTTTAGGACTTTTAAAGAAGCAGAGTCATTTTTAAATAAACATCCACATTATATAAATAGAAAGGCGGAATAATATGGCTCGTATGGAAATTCATTCACATACCGAGTACTCAAATCTTCGTTTGCTTGATTGTATTAATAAACCTGAAAAACTTATAGACCGAGCGATTGAGCTCGGTTTATCTGGGATTGCAATCACAGACCATGAATGTTTGAGTTCTCATATGCAAGTAAATATATATTCAGAAAAAATAAGAGAGAAGAATCCTGACTTTAAAATTGCTTTAGGTAATGAAATTTATTTATGTGAAACCAGAGAAAGTGGACAAAAATATTATCATTTTATTTTGATTGCAAAAAATAAAATGGGACATAGAGCATTAAGAGAATTATCTTCAAGAGCTTGGATGAACGCATATTCTGATAGAGGTATGCAAAGAGTTGTAACATTATATTCAGATTTAGAAGAAATTGTAAATAAATATCCTAATTCATTAATAGCAACAACAGCTTGTTTAGGAGGAGAGTTAAGTTCAGCAACAGTTGAATTAGTAAATTGTGAAGTTACTGGAGATAACATGGGTGCGACTGCCGCACATCAACATATAGTTAATTTTATGTTATTTTGTAAAAAATTATTTGGCGATGATTTTTATGTAGAGTGTGCACCTGGGACAAGTGCTGACCAGATAAAAGCAAATATTAGATTAAAAGCAATAGCAAAAGCATTTGATGTAAAAATGGTAATTGGTACTGATGCTCATTATTTAACAAAAGAAGATAGATTTGTACATAAAGCATTTTTAAATTCTAAAGGTGGAGAAAGAGAAGTTGATGAATTTTATGAATTTGCTTATCTTCAATCAGAAGAAGAAATTCAGAAAAACTTAACTCCATCAAGTATGAATTATGAACAAATGGTTGCAAATTCATATGAAATATATGAAAAGATTGAAAATTATTCATTAAGACATAACCAAACAATTCCAAAAGTAGCAGTTAAAGATTATCCAAAAAATCAAGATTGGATACCTGGATTTCAGATTACAAGAAAAATGCATATAAATGAAAATTATCCTATTTTACAAAGTATGCTAACATCTGATGATAAAATGGAAAGATATTGGGTAAATCAATGTTTAGATGCTTTAGTAGATAAAAATTTGTATAAAGAAAAATATTTAGATAGATTAGAAGAAGAAGCTGATATAAAAAGGGTTGTAGGCAAAGAATTAGGAACTAATATGTTTTCATATCCTGTAACTTTGCAACATTATATTGATTTATTTTGGATTTGTGGTAGTTTAGTAGGCGCAGGAAGAGGTTCAAGTTGTTCAGGATTGAATCACTTTCTATTAGGTATTACGCAGCTTGACCCACTGGAATGGGATTTACCTTTCTGGAGATACTTAAATAAAAAACGTTTAGAGCTTGGCGATATTGATTTAGACCTATGCCCAAGTAAAAGACCTACTATTATCAATGAAATTAAGAAAGAACGTGGAAAGAATTTTAATTCAGATATTGATGATTTATCTAAAGAAAATTTAGGTTGTACTTTAATTGCAACTTTTGGAACAGAAAGTACAAAAGCTACAATAGGAACAGCTTGTAGAGGATATAGAAGTGAAGAGTATCCTGATGGAATAGACCCAGATACTTCCGCATATTTATCTTCTTTGATACCTCAAGAAAGAGGTTTTGTATGGAGCTTAAATGATGTAGTTTATGGCAATCCTGAAAAAGATAGAAAACCTGTAAAAACTTTTGTTAATGAAGTTCAAAGTTATCCGGGTTTACTTGATATTATGTTCGGAATTGAAGGATTGATTAGTAGACGTGGAAGTCATGCATCTGGTGTTATTATGTTTGATGAAGACCCGTATGAATTTGGTTGTTTTATGAAAGCTCCTAATGGCGATATTATTACTCAATATGATTTACATATGTGTGAAGCTGCAGGAATGACAAAATACGACTTCTTATTAACAGAAGTTCAGGATAAACTTCTCAAAGCTATTCAGCTTTTACAAGAGGATGGAGAAATTGAAAAAGATTTATCATTAAGAGAAGTTTATGATAAGTATTTTCATCCAACAAAACTTCCTTTAGATGATAAAAGAATATGGGATGCATTAAGTAACAATAGTGTGTTAAATATTTTTCAGTTCGATAGTGATGTAGGAAGTCAGGCGGCAAAAAAGATTAGACCGCATAATATATTAGAAATGGCTGATGCTAATGGATTAATGAGACTGATGACATCTGAAAAAGGTGCGGAAACGCCTATGGAGAAATATATCAGATATAAAAATGATATATCTTTATGGTATAAAGAAATGGATGATTTTGGTTTAACAAAAGAAGAGCAGAAAACTTTAGAGCCATATTTCTTAAAATCATATGGAGTTCCACCATCACAAGAACAATTAATGCAAATGTTAATGGATGAAAATATATGCGGATTTAATTTGGAAGAAGCAAACGCCGCCCGTAAAATTGTAGGTAAAAAGCAAATGTCTAAAATACCGCAATTAAAGAAAGATATTTTAGAAAAAGCAAAAAGAAAAACTTTAGGTGAATATGTATGGAAATATGGTGTTGGGCCTCAGATGGGGTATTCATTTTCAGTAATTCATGCATTAGCCTATTCCTTTATCGGTGTTCAATCAATATATATTGCAACTAATTGGAATCCAATTTATTGGAACACTGCTTGCTTAATTGTAAATAGTGGTTCTCTTGATGAAGATGATGATACAGAGAGAAAAGAAAAAAATGCTGATTATGGCAAGATAGCAAAAGCATTAGGTGATACGGTAGGAAGAGGAATTAAAGTATCTTTAATTGATATAAATAAATCTGATTATAGTTTTAAACCTAATATTGAAACAAATGAAATCTTATTTGGTATGAAAGCATTAAGCGGTATTAATAAAGCAACTATTGATTTAATTAAAGCGGGAAGACCTTATGTAGGAATTAAAGATTTTATGCAGAGATGTCCGCTTAATAAAAAAGCAATGGTATCTTTAATTAAGTCAGGAGCTTTTGATAGATTAGAAGAAGATTGGGGAAAACAGTTAAAAGTATCTCCAAGAATTGTAATTATGACATATTATCTATCTATTGTAAGTGAACCTAAAAAACGTTTAACTTTACAAAATTTTAATGGATTAATTCAAAGAAATCTAATTCCTAAAGAATTAGATTTTGAAAAAAGAGTATTTATATTTAATAAATATTTAAAAACTTATAAAAAAGTTGGTCAATATTATGTATTTGATGAGCCTTGTGAAACTTTTTATAATACATTTTTTGACATAGAACAATTAGAAGTTATTAATGGCTGTACTTGTATTATTCAAAAAACATGGGATAAAATTTATAAAGAATGTATGGATAAAGCAAGGAATTATTTAAAAGATAATCAAGAGTCAATGTTAAAGAAATTTAATGAATTACTCTTTAAAGAGCAATGGGAAAAATATGCTTCTGGAAACATTTCTAGTTGGGAAATGGAAAGTTTATGTTTCTATTATCACGAGCATGAATTACAAGAAGTTAATGTAAATAAGTACGGAATTGTTAATTTCTTTAATTTACCGACAAATCCTGAAGTAGATTATTTCTTTAAAAGAAATGGTAGACAAATTCCTATTTATAAAACTTATAAAATTATAGGTACTGTTATTAGTAAGAATGATGCTAAATCTTCTATTTCTTTATTAACAACAGATGGAGTAGTAAATGTTAAATTTACAAAGGAATATTATGCTATGTTTAATAAACAAATTTCTGAAAAACAAGAAGATGGAACTAAGAAAGTAAAAGAAAAAGGTTGGTTCACAAGAGGTACAAAAATAATGTGTACTGGTTTTAGAAGAGATGATATGTTTGTTACAAAGTCTTATAAAAATACTCCTACACACCAGCTGTATAAAATTACAGAAGTGGTTAATGGGGATATTAACCTAATACATGATAGATATAATGCGGAGGAAAATTAATATGGATTCTAAAAAAATAAAAATACTAGCTCTGTTTGGAGAAAGCGGAGCTGGTAAAGATACAGTATTGAATGGACTCTTAGAAGAAAACCCTTCTTTTCATAGAATTGTATCTTGCACCACCCGCCCAAAAAGAGAAAATGAAATAGACGGGAAAGACTATAATTTTGTTACTTTAGTAGAAATGTTAGAAAATATAGAAAATAATGAAATGTTAGAATATACAGTTTTTAATAACTGGTATTATGGAACTATGTTATCTACATTGCACCCTGATAAAATTAATGTTGGTGTGTTTGACATTGCAGGCGTTTGTAACATTCTTAAAGATAAACGATTAGAAGTAGTTCCTATTTACATCTATTGTGATGATAAAAAAAGATTACAAAGAGCTTTAGCAAGAGAAAATAATCCAGACTGCTATGAAATTTGCAGACGTTTTATGACAGATAAAGAAGATTTTAAAATGTATAAAGATACATTTTTCTATGAAGAATTTGATAATAGATTTGAACCATCACATTTTTCTAATCTTTTAAAGTTAGTTCCATATGATTTTCTGCAGGGCAATAATGATTAATTAATATTGAATAAATTAGATATTATATGATAACCTATTGGGAGGCTTTTTCCTAGCCTTCCCTGGTTAATCCAAAATTAAAAAATAGGAGGAAACAGAATGTTTTTTGTAAAAGAAAATGGAACTATTGTTGTTTTTGATAAAAATAAAATTAAAAAAGCAATAGTATCAGCAATGAAAGATGGTGGAATTTATTTACCTGACATTGCAAGATTAATTTCTATTGATACAGAGAAATACTTTTTAAAAGAAGGCGGCGACCAAAATGTAGTAACAAGAGAACAAGTTGACAAATATATATTTGATAGACTTATTCATTATGGTCAAAGTTTAACTGCAAAATCTTATGAAGATTTTAAAGTATTAAGAAAATATCAAAAGCAAACTATGGATAGTGATGAATCTATCCTATCTTTAATTGGCGGTAACAATGAAGAATTGCAGATGGAAAACTCTAATAAAGCTCCTTCATTAGCTCCAACTCAAAGAGATTTAATTGCTGGAGAAATTTCTAAATCAATAGCACGAAGAAAAATGATACCCGCTCATTTAATACATGCCCATGATGAAGGATTAATACATATCCACGATTTAGATTATTTTATACAGTCTATTAATAATTGCTGTTTAATTAATTTAAAAGATATGTTAGATAATGGCACTGTTATTAATGAAACTTTAATAGAAACACCGCATAGTTTTAGAACTGCGGCAACTATTACTACTCAAATAGTAGCTCAAGTTGCAAGCTGTCAATATGGCGGTCAAACTTTTTCTACTTCTCATTTAGCACCATATGTTCGTAAAAGTTATGATAATTATATAAAAGAAGTAGCATCTGAATTATATGACTGCTCTTTTGGAAATATTGATAGTGAAATTTTTAAAGAAAATGTAGAAAAAATTGCAAGAAAAAGATTGAAAAAAGAAATAGCAGATGGAGTTCAAACCATTCAATATCAATTAAACACTTTAATGACCACAAATGGACAATCTCCATTTTTATCTATTGCTATGTGGATAAATGAAGACCCTGAGTATGAAAAAGAAAATGCAATGATTATTGAAGAAATATTAAAACAAAGAATAACAGGAGTAAAAGATAAAGAGGGACATTATATTAGTCCTGCTTTTCCTAAATTATTATATTTTCTTGACGATAATAACGCATATGAAGATAGTAAATATTTTTATTTAACAGAACTTGCAGCAAAGTGTTCAGCTAAAAGATTAGTTCCAGATTACATTTCTGTAAAAGCAATGAAAGAAAACATTGGCGAGGTTTTCCCTTGTATGGGATGCAGAAGTTTTCTTTCTCCATGGTATGATGAAAATGGTAAAAATAAAGCCTATGGAAGATTTAATATGGGTGTAGTTTCATTAAATTTAGTTGATGTAGGGCTATCCGCAAATGGAGATTTAGATTTGTTTTGGGATATTCTTGATGAAAGATTAAATTTATGTTATGAAGCCTTAATGCTAAGAATAAATAAATTAAAAGGAACTACAACAGAAACAGCTCCTATACTTTGGGAACATGGTGCTTTCGCTAGATTACCAAAAGGTAGTAAAATAGATTCTTTATTAGAAAATGGATATGCTACAGTTAGTTTAGGATACCATGGTTTATATGAGTGCGTTTATTCGTTGATTGAAGAAAGCCATACTTCAGAAGCAGGTCAGGAATTGGCTTTAGAAATAATGAAAAAGTTAAAAGATACTTGCGATAAGTGGAAAAAGGAAACTGGATATGGTTTTGGTTTATATGGAACTCCCGCAGAATCACTTACTTATAGATTTGCTCGTACTACAAAGAATAGATTTGGAGTTATTCCTCACGTAACAGATAAATTATATTTAACAAACAGTTATCATGTTCATGTTACAGAGCCTATTGATGCTTTTAGCAAATTAAAATTTGAAAGTCAATTTCAAAAACTGTCAAGTGGCGGATGTATTTCTTATGTAGAAGTACCTAATATGAATGATAATATCCCCGCAGTAATTCAATTAATTCAATTTATTTATGAAAATATTCAGTATGCTGAAATAAATACTAAATCTGACTTATGTGAAAATTGCGGATATGAAGGCGAAATACTTATAAACCCAGATACTTTAGATTGGTATTGTCCTAATTGTGGATGCACAGACCATAGTAAATTGCATGTTACTAGAAGAGTATGCGGATATATCGGTTCAAACTTTTTTAATCGAGGTAAGACGCAGGAAATTAATGAGCGAGTAGTTCATTTAGATTAGGAGATTGATATGGAAATTATAGAAGATGGGAAAATATATAAAATAAAGTGTCCAAAGTGCAAATGCACTTTTGGATACTCTGAAAAAGGTAAATATAAAGTATTTGTTAAAGAAACTGTACAATTTACTTTAACAAATTATTATATAGATTCTTATTATGATTATGTTAAATGTCCAAAATGTAAAAATCATATTAAAATATAAAAGGAGCATATGTAAAATTATGAAAGTTATAAGACACGGAAAAAAATATCAAGAAATGTCTTGTCCATATTGTGATTGCTATTTTTCTTTTACTCCAAATGATATAATTATAAAAGAAGATGTAGGAGAATATGAAGAATATTTACATACTTGTTATAATGAATCTATATTTTGTCCAGAGTGTAAAAAGAAAATAGTATTAAAAAATATTGTTGATGGAAAAGAGTGTTAAATATGAGATATGCAGATTTAAAAGAAAATGATATAGTAGATGGAAAAGGTGTTTGTGTAAGTTTATGGATGCAAGGTTGTCCGCATAGATGTCCTGGATGTCATAACCCTGAAACTTGGGATTTTAATGGCGGACAAGAAATAGAACCTAATAAGCTTACTGATAAAGTTTTAAAAGCAATAGATAAAAATGGAGTAAAAAGAAATTTTTCTATATTAGGCGGGGAACCTCTATGTCCGGAAAATAGAGAATATATTGCTGATTTATTATCAAAAGTAAGAAAACAATATCCTAATATAAAAATTTATATATGGACTGGTTATGTTTTAGACCAGCTTTTAAATGATGTTACTTTTGATTATGATAAAAAAATTTTTTCTAAAATTAATTATTTAATAGATGGACCTTTTATTCAATCGGAAAGAGATTTAACTCTTGAATTAAGGGGAAGCAAAAATCAATGTATTATTGGGTTTTTATAATTTGACAAAAAGAAAAAATTTTGATATAATTGTATCAACAGAGAAAAAAGGAGTTTTATAAGTATGTCAAAGATATATGATACAAAACCTTGTCAAATTGAAGCAATTCAATTTACAAAAGACAACAAAGAAGAATTACAATCATTTTGTGGAGATGATATTTGTTATGATTTTTCTGTAAAGGATGATGTGGCTTATTGTTGGATACACACTCTTGAAGGTGAAATGCAAGCAACAGAAAATGATTATATTATAAAAGGATTAAGAGGTGAGTTTTATCCTTGTAAGCCTGACGTATTTGAAAAGAAATATCAAGAGCATAAAAATGAAGTTTCAATGGGAACTTTATATGATATGAATAAACAGGCGGTTGCACAGGAAAAAACCTTAACAGATAAAGAATTAGACGAAGAATTAAAAGTTGCTTATGAATATATTAAAAATCATAATCAGTATTTTATGTTATTAAATAATGATATTCATAATTATACTTTATTTAATCTTTGTTCTATAGGCGATAAAAAAATAAAAGCAAAAAATGCAGTTCAAGACTTAAAAGAATGTTTATTAAATAGAGGTAATGTAATAGGAATAGATGAATCAGATATTGCAGATGCTTTGGAAATCTGGCTGAAAGATTCTTCTAATGAAGTTTATTGTTATCATTTCTTTAGTTATGATGCTGCTATTATAGAGGAGTAATAAAGATGAAAAAAATTATAGGCGTTTTAAGACCTTTTGACTTAGTTCAAAAATTCTATGTATATGAAAATGGAAATAAGATAGATGCAGTTGGAGTAGAACTTAATGAAATTCCAACTATGGTTTTAGGTCTTTCTCAGCAATATGACGTTCATCAATTAGATTTAACAGGTCCAAAACAGTTTTCAAAAGGAATTTCTTCTAAAATAAAAGAAGAAGATATTAAAAAATATAGTAAAGAGACTCTTACAATCAATATTATTTAAGGAGATATAAAAATGAGATATTTAACAAAAGTTGTAGAAACATATAGACTATCAAGTGAAAAAGAAGTAGAAGAATTTTTAAAAGAATTAAAATCAGACCATCGTTTTACAGTGGCTAAATATAGTAGTACTAAAAAAGAGAAAAAGAGTAAGGGCGAAGTAATTGATGAATGGATAAGATTTGAAGTTACTAAATTGTTCAATGATGAAGCAGAACCAGTAGATGTAATTAATGTGAATTATGAACAGAAAAGTGCTTTTAATAATATAAATGAAACAATTGAGGAGGAAGAAGAATAATGATTATTCCAGTAGGAAATTTACAATATGAAATGAGACCATGCGCAGGAGCAGTTCAGATTAAAAAACTTAAAGATTCTGCTATAATTCCAACAAGAGGGAGTGAACAAGCAGCAGGACATGACTTATATGCAGCAATAGATGAAAGTATCACTATTCAGCCACATGAGACAGTTAAAGTAGGAACAGGTTTAGCGATGGTTCTACCTGACGATACATTTGGAGCTATTTTTGCAAGAAGCGGATTAGCGACTAAGCAAAGTTTACGTCCTGCAAACTGTGTAGGTATTTGTGATTCAGATTATAGAGGAGAATATATTGTACCTCTTCACAATGATAGTGATGAAGTAAAAACAATTAATCCTGGCGATAGAATTGCCCAGTTAGTTCTTTTACCTTTCTATCCTATTAACTTTGAAGAAGTAAAAGATTTGGATGAAACTGAAAGAGGCGAGGGTGGCTTCGGTAGTACAGATAACCAGTAATATAAATAAGAGCAATTTAATTGCTCTTATTTTTTTTGTTTAAAAAGCTTGACATCTAAAAATTTTTATGCTATAATCTAGGTATAGATAGGAGGATTTTAGATGAAAAGACTAGCATTAGATTTATCTACTAAATCAAGCGGTTGGGCTGTCTTCGATGATGAAGAATTAATAGATTATGGGTGCATTACTGCATCTTCAAATGATTTAATCAAAAGAATACAAAAAATTATATACGGTTTGGATGACGTATTAGAAAAATATAAAGTAGATAAAATTGTAGTAGAAGAAGTAAGACCTGAAACGGGCGTACAAAATATAAAAACACATAGAGCATTAATGTGGTTACAGGGAGCCGTAGCAATCTTTGTACATGAAAAATGCGGGAAGCTCGATATAGAATATTTATATCCAAGTCAATGGAGAAAAATATGTGGAATAAAAACTGGTAGTGGCGTTCGCCGCACCTCTTTAAAACCAAAAGATATTGAGTTTGTAAAAAATAAATATAATATTACAGTTAATGATGACATAGCAGATGCTATTGGTATTGGATATGCTTCCGCAATGATTGATAAATTTAATTGGGAATAAAAAAAAGAGAGATAGAACTTATCTATCTCTCTTTTAAACTTTTAAAAAGGGCATTAGTAATATCTATGATTTCTTCTCCATATGTAGCGATTAAATCGGCAAATAATTCTTCTTGTTCTATTGATAAATCAATACCATAAGAAAACATCGCTGCATGAGTAAGTTCATGGCATATTACTCTCTTTAAAAGAAAACCATTAATATCATTATCTATATAAATAGTATGTGTATTATTATCGCAAACTCCGACTGTTTTTGTTTTATTGCTCCGTATTAATGCTTCATAATTAGAAGGCACAAATTTCAATTGCCATTCTATACCATTTATATTAAACATTAGGCTATCTTATTAGTTAGTTGAGCTAACTTTTGTTTTAATATTGTTTTTTCTTCAGTAGTTGCACCGCTTATCATTTCAGTAATATCTTCACTTAATTCTTTTAAGTATCTCTCTAATTCTTCTATCTGTTTTTCTTTTCCATGATGCATCTCTTTTGATTCCATATAATATTTTCTCATTACTGGACTTTTACCTTCTCTTACGTCTCTCATTTCTGTAGGATAAGAAGTTGATGGAGTTGTATATCTACCATCATTATGTGTCATATTACCATCGTGATAATACATTTTTCCATAATCTCTATCCATATCTCTATATCTAGTATAATCTGGATAATGTACATAAGGTGTATAATATTTTCTACTGTATTTTTCTTCTTCTTCTCTTTCTTCCATTGCTTTTGAAACATTGCAATAGTAAATAGCTTCAGACATATCTTTAATCATATCTATTGCTTCACCTAATTCTTTTGTATTTACTTCTTGCATGTTGCCATTAATTTGACTTTCAACGCAATTAACTAAATTCTCTTTTATTCTTTTTAATCTTTCCATTTCCTTATACCTCCTTAAGCAACCCTATCCACAATTAGATTTGCATTTTGTACTAAAATTGCTTGAGTGCTTGTGTTTTCTACACTTATCTGGGCACAGCAGCATTTAGGTACATCAATATAAACACTACTTGCAACATTGTTATATTGTTCTACTGCTGCAGGAGTTTCAATCATTGTAGTAGTAGCAATTGGTTCTCCATTTATAGCAATAGCTAATGAGATTGCTTCTGCTGTTCCTCCCGTCGGAACCGCAATGTTTCCACCAAAAGTAACTTTAAACCTTGCGCGGCACTGTTGAGTAATGCCACGCAAAGTAACTAATCCACTACCTTCCCTATGGATTATGGAGTTACTTCCTTTTACTGGCGTTGATGTTAATAAGACATTGTTATTTGCGTTTACAGTTTGAGCTGTATTTGCTGTATATTCTGCCATTTTTTATATCCTCCAATATAGTTTCTAGTTATTTTTTATTAAGCTAATGTTCCGCAGCAATTACCATAGTTATATGCATTACCGCAGTTGCAGTATGGATTAGCTGTAATATATGCTGGGACTGGTGATGGTCTTAACTCATTTACTAAGTAAGCATTTTGTGCTGCCTGACTAGCTGCAAGGTTAGCTGAAGTTAACTGAGCTGTAAGTTCAGTAATTTTATCCTGCATTGCATCTACCTTATTTTGCTGTATTGCTTCTAAAATTGCTCTTGTGTTTGAATTTTGAGAATCAATAATATCTCTTGTATTATTAGAAGCGTTAGTGTTAATAGCACATGTATCAGTTGCCATATCGTATCTAACCTGAGCAATAGCAGCTCTATTTTCACAGCAGCAATCTGCTAATTGAGATTGAAGTGCGTTAGTGTTTTGCATATTTGCAACAGTGTTAGCATTAATATCCTGCTGAATAGCATTTGTATTCTGCATTGCCCCTACATTAACACTATTTATTCCAGCTTGTGTTTGATAACCAAGAGAGCAAATAGCATTATCTACTCCTGAAAATCCTGTTGTTAATGTGTTTTGAACCCCTGCAAATCCATTTAACATTCCTGTGTTCATTGCATAAAATCCATCACATAAGCCACTCTGAATACCTCTTACTCCATTTTCAAGCTGACCAAAGTTCATATCCTGACATAAATCAGCTCTAGTAATAGCACCTTCTACAGCACCTGCACCATTGCGACCATATCCGAAGCCATTTCCGCCCCATCCGCAAAATGCAAACAAGAATAAAATGATAATCCACCAAGCACCATTTCCGCCAAAGTTATCATCATTTCTGTCTCCAGTTGCAGCTGCAATATCTGATAAGCTGTATCCTGTTGTTCCATTATTAAACATTTCTGTTTCCTCCTTATAAAATTATTTATTATTTACAATCCAAGAGTTTTCTTGAAATTGTTAAATTCAGTATCAAAATCTATTCCTTTTTCTTTTGCTAAATTACGAGCAATCTGTTCAATTTCGCCACTTTTATTTCCTTTTGCAAGCTGTAATAAATTTGCGGCGAATGGATTATTTTCTGTTTGTTGTTCCAACATACTTAATACCATTTGCTGAGGATTCCCGCCATTTTTCATTAAAGAAATAATTTGCATCATATTAGTAGGCATTTGCACTTACCTCCTTTTTAGGTTGTTCAACTATTGGTGTTACTTCTTGTGGTGTTGTTTCTGGAATTTTAATAACATTATCTATTTTATTTTCTAACTGATTTATACGCTCAAGAATAACGTCAATAGGATTTTGCTCTGCCATAGGTTGGCTAGTATCTGGCTTAAAAGTTATGATATTTGTAGTCCCATTATTATTCCAAGATTTGATATAGATTTCACTTAAATCTGCTTTTGGAAAAATCCCATAACTTCCTATAGGTACATCAGTAACCTTTACAATATCCTTACTATCGACAATTTTACCATTTAATGTTTGTGTTTGAGTTTGCTGTGGTTGCATATTTTGATTATAAGGTATATTATAAGAATAACTTGGATTATAATAGTTGGGATTATAATTTGGATAATAATTCATACTTTCTTGCTCCTTTCTTTTAAAAATTTATTTATATCCTTCGTTGTCATTAGTATATAAATTTTTGCTAAAGATGAATTTATTAAAATGTCCTAAATTTTAATTAAAATTTATTGAAATCTTAAAATTTGGCATATAATGTAAAAAATAAAAAAGAGATAAGGATTTTATCATATGCGATAAGATTTTAGATGTTTTAAAATATAAGAAAAGAAAATTTGCATAAAAAAATAGAGAAGTCTATAAGACTTCTCTATTAATTTTCTATAGGCATATAATCCATATTTCCACTAGTATAAGTAAGATATATGTAACCACCACCAAAATCTTCTAAATTTGGACCTAAACCTTCAGTAGATGTAGATAAAAACCAAATATCTAGACATCGTTCCTTAGGAATATACGAAAATTGCTCAGCATTGAAAAAGTAGGTTTGGTTAGCATAGCCCTCCCCAGCTGGTGTTATAGTAAAATAAGCACTTAAAAGATATCCATAATCATCTGGTACTTTTACTTTTGCTTTTATTTGTCTTGCTGCATTATCTATTGTAGTAACTTTTCTTAATATATACTGCTTTTGATTTACGTGTCGGGGGTCCCAACCACTCTGCTTTGTTACATGAATTCTTTTTCCTTTTATTCCAAAAATAAAATCTTGCATATAAACAGGTAATACATTAGAATTAAAAGTCATAGTTCCAGATTTATTAATAGAAAAAGCATTTTTTCTATCAGTGTCACTGCTACCATTTCCAATAGAAAAAAGCATAGAGCTATTAGTTTCATTAAAACAACCAAAAGCTGCTTGTGGTTCTATACCAACAGTTCTTAGTTCTCTTCCATGGCAAAAAGAATATGGTGCCGAAGCACTACTTTTATATCCACCTGCATGTGAACTATCTCCAATAGCTTCAGTATTATTACCTTCTGCATGCGAATAACTACCTTTCGCTATACTGTAGTTGCCTTCTGCGTGTGATGCATATCCAGTAGCTTTAGAATTGCTACCTTCAGCATGTGAACAAGTTCCACTAGCATATGCATACATACCTTCTGCATGAGAATATTTACCATATGCTTTAGTTGCACAACCTTCCGCATGAGCTGCTTCACCATTTGCTTGTAAGGCAATACTAATATCATCACCTCCAGGTACTAAAATAGATTGACCTTCCGCATGTGAATTTTTACCATTAGCACTAGTAAAATAGCCTTCAGCGTGAGAATTTTCTCCACTAGCACTAGTATGCATGCCCTCCGCATGACCTCGAAGTCCAGAAGCTACAGTTTTTTGCCCTTCAGCATGGGAATAATCAGTCGCTGCATAATTATCATAACCTTCAGCGTGTGCTGCAACCCCACGAGCTTTAGTTGCCCAACCTTCTGCATGAGCATACTTGGCCTCTTCAGTAGTGCTGGTACCTTGACCTTCTGCATGGGAACTTTCTGCTATTGCATAAGTTCCATTACCAAAAGATGAACTATTTAATCCTTCAGCATGAGCGGCATCTCCTACCGCAATTGAATTACTGCCAGAAGCCAGTGTTTTTGTTCCTATTGAAGCACTATAAACCCCATGCTGCTTAGAGCTGCTGCCTCCAAGGTCAATCTTATCATCTTGATACAAACTTCTTTCTGCTTTATCTTCTAAAACAACTTGTACATTTTCATGTGTTCCATCATTATATTCTACAATTACATTTTCTGCGTTTACACTAATAGGATACTCAGGAGTTGTAGTAGTTTCATTAATTTTAATTTTAGCTTTTTTAATAGCATCTTTTTCAACTTCTATTTCTTTATAAGTATAAGTAAAAGAACTTACAGGCTGAGAGCCCACTCCATTAACTAAAGAGTCAACTGCAATAACATATCTTCCACCATCTTTAAAATAATTATTATAATCAAAAGTATAGCTTGTATTTGTTAAATTATCTGCTATTAATGTGTTATTAATATATAATCTATATATAATTATATATGAATACTGTATTTGTGGATTCCAAGAAAATGTAATTTGTTTACTTGTTCTATCTAAATTAGAAACTCGAATTCCAGTAATAGGTATTGGTCTATTAATATAAACACAAGGTGCTGAAGTAGCTACTCCCGCATCATTATTAGCAGTTACAGTAATATTAACCTGTCCTATATAATCTTTTAATGCCGTTTGCTTTAAATCATAAAAATTCTTTTCTGTACTGTAATTATTTCCTAAAATACTTACCATATATGAAGTTGCATTCTCAATAGCTCCCCAATGCAACACTTTATTTGTATCTATATACAAACCTGTTGGGGCTGCTGGTGCACGCCATTCGCTTAAAAAGAAAGTAGTCTGATTACTTGTAGCAGTTTCAGTAATACCAGGGTCCGTGATAGTTCTTGAAGTCTCAACTATTGCTGTATAAGTATTATTTCCATCTAAATTATATTGTCCATCATGTGGGAAAAAACTATCTGTATTAGATTTTAATACTTTAGTAAATTTTAATACTGACCCCTTATAAACCTTTAAAAGTTTATTAAAATTATTACTAGCAACTTCATCATCATATACCAGTTTTATATTACATTGTTGTCGATATGTTTCATTTACTGTAATAGAAAAAGATTGAGGCTTTAAAGACGGTCTGGTATCTGCATCATATGTAGATGTAGCGGATCGTTTATCTGAATCGTATATGTTGGCTCCAACTCTAATTCTATAGAAAAATTCAAACTTATACTCTCCCGCAGTAATTGCCCCAGTAAAAATATTATATAAACTATAAAAAGTACCATTTTGAACATCTATAGTTTTTATTTCTTTTGTAGTTTTATTTTGAACTGTCATTTTATATTCTAAATGATTATCTAATAAAAAAACATTTTGAATAAGAGCAAAACCTACATTAAATAAAAAATTATTTCTATAACCTTGTTCTTTAGAGTTCGAAGGTGAACCATAAAGATTAAACACAGTTCCTTGTACCTGCCCAATATTGGCGGGAGTTGTAAAAGAAACTTCATCGCTTGTACTATCACCAACTACCTCATTATCTTTCATTCCTGTTAATGTTAATTTATATTCTGTATTAGGTTTTATTCCATCTTGAAGTAAATATATAGGAAGATTTGAAACTGAACTAGTTATTGCTTTTGTTACAGTATTAACATAAATTCCACTGCTAGTCATAATTTTACATTGAATATGAGAATAATCTTTAGTGCTTTCACCATTCCAAGAGACAACCATATAATTTAATTCTTGCCCTGTAATGGAATTCACTACAACACCTATAATTTTTGACATTTATTTTCTCCTTTCTCTCTTTTAATTTAATAATATATCAATCAAAGTATTATCTGATTGATTATTATTAAATTTTATATAATTTATTTTTATATTATTAAATTCTAAAACTCCAGTAGAACCAATCTTAAAAACAACTTCATTACTTTCATTTTTATTTAAAGGTAATGCTATATATACAATTTGGTCTGCTAAAGTTTGTATTCTAAAATGTTTGATATTATAATTTTCTAAATCCGTAAAAATGATATCACCCGCTTTAAAAGGTCCTTGAACCTGAATGAAACCATTATTATCACCGTGTAACATTTTTTATACCTCCTTAATATTTATAATTCATAATAAAAGAGGTTTTTGTATTTTGTTGATTAAAAACAAAACCTATAAAACTAATATTGTAATCATCATAAATTTTATAATAATTACTAGGACCAATTTTAATATCTTCATTATTTAAAACAAAAAAGATATTTTCATCTCCTTCAATAGTAAGTTCTCTAATTGAAGTCATTGTACTATCTCCAAGCACGCTTCCTATTAAATTATTTACTATTCTTATCTCTAAATTATCAATAGATAAAACGTGAGAAACATAATTATTAGACGTTTCAACTTGAAAAATAACTTGATTACATGCTTTTTCTGGAGAAAAGATAATTTCATATTTTTTCATATTGTTAGTTTTATCTTGAATCCCACTTTCTAAACTTAATTTTCTAAAGATAATATCATCATCAGCTAATTCTCCTTCAGAATTATAACTTAATAATATATTTTTATCTGTATCAGATGGTACTAATTCAAAATAAAGATAATAACATTTACCAACTTCGAATTGCTTACCATTTTCTAGTTGAATAACTGTATAATATCCATTACTGTCTCTTGTGGTATTAATAATTTTATAATCTTCTAAAGCAATAGGTTTAGAATAATAATTATTTATATCTACTAAAGTATCATTATTAGTACCTTGATATAAATGTTGTCCTATTTTATATGTTTTAGCCACTCCTTTTACTCCTTTCTAAATAGTATCCAATGCTCTAGTGCAAGATATAGACATTGTGCCTTCCGCTTCTAGAGGGATTGAATAAGATTCTATTATATAATCTCCATATATTTCACTTTTTTTATCTAAAACAGATATACGAATATTTGGCTCAAGATAATAAATTGGAATACTGTCTATTTCAATACTCTCATTTAAACTTACGCATTGATATAATAAATCTCTAGCTGCATAAAAAGCACTATTCCAAATAGCACTTGTTTTAGATAAATTTTTATAAATAGATGAAGGAACCAATATATATCTTTGTCCAGTTAATAAGTAATCATCAATTTCTTTTTGAGTATCTTCTCCAACTGTATAATTTTCATTACATTCAATTAAAACATAATCAGGAATATCAGGTTCAAAAATACAATTAACTTTACTATCAGAATATGATTTAGTTCTTTTTCCAATATTATCTATACTATATTTAGCAACTTCTGTATTGCTATCTATAATATCTAAATAATATTTAACATTATACATATTAACATCTGTTTTTGCTATATATTTATTGTTTTCTATAGAATAAAATGCAGGCCACGCTTCTTCTAACTCTATAAAATAATTATTAGTATCTCCGCCGGAACGAGTACCTTCAATCCCGCTTAAATATAAATCATCTCTCCAATTAGGTGGTGTTATAGTATCTACTATTGTAGCATCTTTTAATATAACATAATCTTTAATTTTAGGATTCCATTGATAAAATTTATTAGCTGAAACATCTCTATAAACTAATTCATTCACTCCTATTTTAGGAAAGTTATCATAATCAGAATAATCAATACTAACCAATAATCTATTATTTGTTTTATCATAAACAAAATTATTATATTTATGGTCACTCCAATTTGCGGGAATTGTATCAATAGCTAAATGATAACGTATAGGGGTAATAGTTCCATCTGTGCCTTTTGCTTCTCCCCAAACTATAAAATCATTCTTTATATTTTCCCATTTTGGAGAATTAGAATAAGAAATAAATAAATCTGGATTATTAAATACATATGTAGCGTTGTTTTTACCTATTTCAGATAAATAAGCATCTTTTTCTAAATTTAATAATTTGTTTAAATCTCCCGTTGCTTTTGAAGTATTTAAGTAATTTTGAATTTCTCTAAATACAAAATTTCCATCTATATCATAAAAATATTCAAAATTACCAAGTGTATTTTTTATTTTATCTAAAATTGAAGTGATAGAATCTCCTGCATTTGCTTTTAATCCATTTTCCTCATCTTCTGCAGGATACACTAAATCTTCATAAAAACCACCAATATAATCTCCTTCAGAAAAATATAAATTACCTAACCCATTAGTGGAGAAACTATATCCTGCAACTGGTGGCGTTGGTGCATCTTCTATTTTTTCAACAGTATCGCCTAAATAATAAATACCATTGTGACTATCGTTTTGAGCAAAATAAATTCCTTGTTTTTTCTTTTGTGCTGTATCATTATTATTATTTTCACTTGCTGTAGTAGCTATTGAAGTATTAGTTGTCACTTTTTTCTCTTTCCACATCATTCCCATAATTGCAGTTTTAGGAACTCCATCAATAATAATTTTACTTAATTGCTCTCCGCCCCAATGATTTACTAATTCAGTAATTAATTGATATATTGTTATTTGCTCTGTTACAATTGCTCCAGTAGCTTTATCAAGAGTATCAAAAGTATCTAAATATACAGATGCGGGGAATGTGCCTCCACAATCGCCATTTAATAAACACATTTTATCCTGTAAATTCATTGATATTGTTAAACCAGCTTCACTATTAGAAAAAGATGGAGACTGCATTACATAAATACCTTGCGGAAACCATATATAATCATAATCAGAATATTGCGGATATTCTTTCTTTAAAGTATTTTTAATACCTATTTGTAAAGAAACCTTTCTATTGATAACAAATAATTGCTTTAAATCCATGCTATCATAGTCTACAGTATCCGCAATAAACTCTAAACTAGCTGTTCTTCTCACGGTAGAGCTACCATCAATACTAATGCTACCGGAAGTAACCCTACCAGTTACTTCCGCAATAGCTCTTTCTTCTTTTGTCAAAACTATAATTTTTATAATCTTTGTTTTTATTTTTTCTAAATCCAATTGATGTAAAAACAAAGAATCAGATAAGTAAGAAAAATTATTTATCATTTTTTGCATACTCTCCTTTCTCTGTTTCATAAGTATAATTAATATAAGCATTAACAGGTACTTTTGCAATTTGACTTTCTTTATCATAAGGGTAAAATTTATCATTCAAATATATATAATTTTCATATTCCGTATCTGTTGTCATAATAAAATCTTGATAGTCTGTTTCTTTTTCAAGACCTTTTTTATCTAATAATGCTAAATTTTCTTTAGAAATACTATTTTTTATATCTTCTATGCTATCAAAATTACTTCCTATTAAATATTTAGTTGAAATTCTATAAATACCATATTCAACAGGTTGAGATATTTCTGATAAAAAGTTATAAATATTTTCATCTTCATGGACTTTATTACTTGAAAGATATAATCCTCCAAAATAAGCATCTAAAATAACATATTGGTCATCATAAAAATCAAGTTTATTATTATTCCAAACAATGTGCTTATAATAATTATTGTTGTCTGCGGAGTCTTTAACATATAAAACTGTACCAGCTTCCGCCTCTATTCCTAATCTATCAATAGATAATAACTTAATATAAAATTTTTTTGAACTAACTTGGTATTTATTTCTTAAAATAGGTAATATATGTTCGTTATATCTAAATGTTCTTCTTTCTTGTCCTATACCTTTATAAGCAAAAATATTATTAATAATTTGATTATTATTAATATTCTTCTCCATTGTAACAATATAATCAATTACAACTTTTGGTGCTTCATTATATAATTGATTAATTTTAGGAAAATATAATGAAGTAACTGGAGTATTAAAATCTGCTATTTCATAATAAGGAATATCTTTTGATACAAAAATATCTTTATTATTAATGTTAATAATATATCCTTTACCTACTTCTTTTGCATTAGCAAAATCTGTGCTTATAGAAGATAATTGTCCATCTTCTGAAGTATAAATAGTTTGAGCATCTGTTTCATTTACAAATCTAATTTTTAGCCAATTAAAATTTTTAAAAGTATTAATTGTATCTGATGCTCCTTCATAAGCATGTTTATTATTTACTTCTTCTATTATTTCAGTTGTTCCTGTAAAAGTTCCCATAATTTGTCCTACAAAATCTTCTGTAATAATATTTTGTGTAGTGTCTCCTATGTATTGTATTCCATATTTATCAATATTAGTAAGAGAATAATCAGAAACTTCTGTTACAGTAGCGGATAGATTATATACTAATCTACCTAATTGTTCTTCTGGAGTAATAGAAATTTCAGTAAATTTAACTAACATGTTTCCTTCAGGAGTTGAACGGAATAATTTTATATTATCTTCATGTAAAAAATCTAATACTTTTTCTCTAAAATCTCTTTCATAAATATAATTATTTTGAGAAGTTATATGTTTAATATTATTAAAATTATTATACTCTTTTACTATATCAGAAGAAAAATACATATTATCTTTTGTTGTAAATAAATTTTCATTTGTAAAAGTATTATGACCCTCTTTATCTATAGTTACTAGTTCATATTCATCACTAAAAAAAGATATTAAACTATTTAAAGTAAAACTTTTATAATTTACAACTCCATTCTTTGTAATGAAAGGATACTTTGAACCAAGAGTAGAGGTAACTGATTCCATTACATTTCTTGTAAGAGAATCAATAGAGGAATTATATTTTAAACATAATATCTTCCCATCTCTAACTATATAAATATCATCTAAATAATTAATTGCGGAAATAGGGTTATCATTTTCATCTAACTCTTTTAATAAAACTCCCCTTCTACCTAAATTATCAAATCTTTGAACTCCATATCTATAAAAAACTCCGCTTTTCGTTGTATAATCATACCAAGTATAATCTAAAGGAACTCCATCTGATATATATACTCTATGTACATCTTCCCATACTGTATAATTACTTTCACTAGAAGTTCTTCTAAAATTTATAACGCCAATAAATCCCGATATATTATCTTCTTTATGTTTTACATTAATTTTTATACGTCCTAAATCATCCTGAGCTTCCGTTGAAAGAATTGCGTTAAGCGGGTTTCCGCCGCTTGTAATTATCTTTATATAAAAATCTTTTGACTCTTTATATTTAGTTATAGTAGTATAATCAAACCTAATTCTATAATTCATATCTTCACTAAATTGATAATTAAATGTATATTTAAAAACATTAGGAGTATATTCATTAGCATAAAGAATACCAGAATCACTGATTAAAGTTTCTTCTTTATCATCAATATAAGCTCTTATACGGTAAGACTCTAATTTCTCTTGTTCTTGGCTATCTCTAAAAAGCAATTGACCATTTAAGTCAGTTAAATTTGAAACATAAAAAGTGCTTGATAAAGCACCAGTTAAAGGTTCTTGATTTAATTCTGATATATAAATACTAGGTTGTGAAATAGGTCTTAATAAACAAACGGTTGACCATTCCGAAAAATTATTTATTTGTTCATTAAACCAATCAATAGTTCCAATATTTTTTGCATTTGTCGCTTCGCCTTTTTTAGTGAAACGAATTTGAGCTTTCATATATTGATTTATTGTAAATTTTTTTTCATCTTTATTGTCAAGACTAATAAAGTCTTCTTCAGTTAATGTAATATAATATTTATTATTACCACTAACAGTTTCATCAATCCCAAATTTATCTTTATCTTTGCTAGTAAATACTTTTATGCCATTAGTTGCTTTTAATAAAGATTGATTAGTATATTGATTTCTAACTGTAACTTGAATACAATCTGAAATTTGTTCATAACTATTATAGGCAGAAATGCCAAAATATATTCTAATAGTTGCTCTTTGTTTCTCTTCATTAAATTTATTATTTATAATAGGGAAAGCAGGCATATAAGTATCTACTATTGGCGGATAAATATCTATTTTAAAAGCCATATTATTTTCTCCTTTTTCTCTTTTAATTTTTTATTATTCTGTTGGAGGAGTATTAGGCAATGCTCTTAAGTCCTGCATTAATTTACCAATATAAGAATTACCATGTTCATCTCGATAATTTTTATATCTTCTCTCTATCCCTTCCAAACTGTAATCATCAATCCATTTTTTCTCATAGCAAAAATAATGATGTTTTTCTGTTATCCACGTTTTTATATCATTTTTATCTGAATCAATTAACAAATCTACTTTATTAGCAATAATTGTTAAATACTCACAGATATGTTTTTTCTCTGCTGCTAAATCTTCTATTTTTTTATCTTCTTTTCTAATTTTTGCATATACATTTTCTCTTTCTTTATCTTCATTAAAACCTTTCTTAAAAAGTTGTCTTAATTTTGTCACAGCCCATTCTACAAAAGTAACAACTTCTTTAATGGCAATAGCTAACATAACAACAAACATAAGTATTTCTGCTATAGAATATGTTGTTAATAGTTCTAACATAATATCCTCCTTCGACTTTTCGCTATTTTATATAAAACTCTATTAGTTAAAATAAAACAATTTAGTCCAAGCAATAAAAAAATAGGGATAGTCTTAAACTATCCCTATTATATTTATTATTTTTGCTTACCAATAATTCCTTCAATAGTAGTGATAACAAACTTTTCTATATCACCATAGTTATTTTGAATTGCGGAAGTTACTTTATCATTCATTAGATTTAAGGCTTGATTTTTAGCTTTTTCTAATGCTTTCTTTTGAGCCTCTAAAGTAAAGTCGCCATTCTTTTTTAGGTCATCAACATATGTCTGTTGAACTGAATTAACTGCTGTAGCAATAATATCTGTTGCTTTCTTTAATTGCTCATTATTAACTTTTTCATCTACATATTTTTTTGCAAAATATGTTAATACTGAAATAGCAACAGGTATAACAATAGATATAATTGTTTGTAAAATCATTAAAAATACTTCCATATTTACCTCCTTAATCAAGAAAACAATTAGATTCTGTAGAACCTAAAATAAATTTAGTTTCATTTATATCTCCATTTGTGATTAAAACATAAACACCAACACCGGGTTTATATTTTTTATCTGTATTACTATAAGCAACAATAGAAGAATCTTGATAGGCAACTTTATATTGATTACCTTCAATGTTTTCTTCTATTATTCCATATATAGTTGTGTTAAAATTACTTGTTTCTAATCTTCTATTAATTAAAATATCAATAGCATTTAGAATTGCATTATTAATTTCTTTTTCTCTCTTCATAACATATTCTCCTTTTTTCTCTATGATTAAAATAAAAATTAATATAATAATATTAATTTATTTTAACCAGCGGAAGCGGGGTTGCCGCCATCCGCTATCTTCTTTTAGTAGAATATGCTTTTTGAGTTGCCATATTTTCTAATGAATTAAATGCTTTTTCAATTTCTTGTGCATTTGATACGCCAGGAAAGTCCGCATTTATAGTAACATTTTGGTCTATAGTTAATTCATCATTTGAAGCACCTTGCTTCATAGATAATTGACTTTGAAGAGCAAAATCTTTTTTGATACTTTGCATATTACTATATAAAGTATCTATAATTTGTTGAGCGATTAAAGAAGATAAATCTAAATTTTGAGCATTTATTTCTCTAACGCTATCAACAATTTTTAACATATTTGCAGTATCTTCTTTATTAAGAACTAATTCTTTTTCATGTAACATAGCAATTTTGCCATCTGAAGAACTCCAATCTCCAGTGTATCCACCAGTATCAAAACCTGTAAATCTATTATAAAAAGTCTTTGCTGAAATCCAACCTGAATATTCAAATGGTTGAACGTTACCTGCTCCATGAGTATCACCAGCAAAAGGTAACACAGAAAATTGAATTTTTACTGCTCCGCTTTTTTCATCATATTTTAATACTTTTACTTTACTATGTAAAACGTTTTCTGTATAACCTTCATTTGCTTTATGTACCTTTACAATACTTTTTGCATTTTTACTTCTATCGCCTATTGCTTCTTTTTTTGTATTCCATAAATCAAATTCTACATGTTTTTTCCCGTCACTATGGATTCCATTGTTAGTCCATGAAACTTTATCCCCTTTTTCTATCTGATTATTAACTGAAGCTTTTGTTTTTGGAAGATGATTTTTAGTTTTCTTTATTTTTGTTGGAGAAGCTTTACCGGGGTTATTACCACCCCCACCGCCACCACTAGGGTTCCCTGATGTAACATATCTAGTTGTAACTGTAATGGTTTTACCTTTTAAAGCATCGATAGCATTCTTTAAGTCTCCTGCTTTATCAGTAGCATCCTTTAAAGAACCATATAATTGTATAATTGGTTGTTTTACTGCATTTAAACTTTTTTCTAATGCTGATATACGTTTATCATCATTAACCGCTTTTTCATATGCTTCATAATTTTCTAAAACTTTTCCCCACTGTTTCTTAACTCCTTCTACTTTATCTTTGTGAGTATTAATAATTGTATTAACAGCTGGAATTTGAACGTTAGCTTCATTTTTTAATTTTTCAAATCCATTTTTATACGCTACCATTGCATTGTTACAATTTCTCCAAACTTCTGTAACGGCTTCTTCCATATGTTGAGAATCTTGAGTAACACCAGTATAATATTCTTTAAAAGCACTGCCTAATTTAGGTAAAGTATCTTTTATCCAACGTTGTTTTTCGTCATCAGATAATTGTTGCCAAACTTTATCAGTTTTTCCTGACTGAACCATTGCAATTGTATATGCAGCTTCCGCATAATCATTCTGAGCCTGTAAATAATCATTATAAGCAGCATCATATTCTGTCTTCCAACTCGTATAATAATCTCCTACATGGTCTTGCATCCATGTTTCTATTTCTTGTTGAGATAAAGTATCTATATTTTCAAGACCTTCAGATTCAGCTTTAGCTTTTAAATCTGTTACTAATGAACTAATTAAACTTGCAGACTTTTCATATGTTGACATACGTTGGTCTTTTGTAATTTTATACCATTCATTATTAGCATCATTAAGTTCACTTCTTGCTTTATTTATATCATTATTATTAGCAGTGTATTGATAAGTATAATTACCTTGAGAGTTTCTTCTTAATCTTAAAGATGTTTTCTTATCTTGAGCCTCTTGTAAGGCAATTTGTTTCTTTAAAACATTATACTTTGCTTTTGCTAATTTAAAATCATATTCACTTAAATATGCTTGATTTTTTAATTGTTTTTCTTGTTCGTCTCTAAATTGTGCTAATTTTTCTTTTATTGCATCAGAAGATGCTTCATCAATATCCATATCAATAGATAAAGTAAAATCTTTTAAATTAAGGTCTTTTTCAATATTATCATACCAATTATTAATATAATCTTTATCTAAAGACCAAAGTTTATTAGCCCAATCAAAACCTTTTCCATCAGTCATTTCGTTCTCAAAATCTTGAAAAGCTGCTTCAATAGAGTACTTAAAAGCATCTTGGTATGCTTTTAATGAATTTAATGAAGCCTGTTGAGCATTACTTTGCGCTGTTTCAGAATTTTTAATTGCTTCATCTCTTAAACCTTCTAATTCTTCAATACTATTTTTAGTTGTCTGTAATTCTTCTTTTGCTTGTTTTTTAGCTTTTTTAGTTTTAGCATTTTTAACTTTATCTTCTAATTTATCTCTTTCTTTTTGTTTTTTATCAATTCTCTTTTGATAATCATCTTCTATTTTATTCCATTTATCTTGTTCTTTATAATAGTATTTAGTTTGCTCAGCATACTCATTTCCTTGTTGAGTAGATAGTTGTGCTTGTTCAGCTTTATTACTACCATGAATTAAATTTAATAAATCTGCATAATATTTAGTTTCATCTGTAATATTCTTTAATTTATTTTGTACGTCATCAAAATCTGATTTAAGTGAAGACATCCATTCTTTCATAGTGCTATAATAATTTTTTATAGCTTCTTGTATAGATTTTGCTGATTCAGCAGCTTTATCAGTATAATTTTTATAAGCATCCATTGCTGCTTGAGAATCAGTACCATATGTTTTATCTTTTCCACCTTTAACAATCTTATTATAAGCTTTTTTTGCTTTTTCAGCATTTTTTATATAAGTTTGCATCTCTTTTGATTGAGTATAACTTAATCCTTTTGCAATATTAGTTTGCAATTTAGTAAAATAATCTGAATCAGATGCCATTGACTCTTTAAATTCTTGAAGATTTCTAATAGCCTCTCCAGTATCTACCCTAACAGTAACTTCAGCCTCAATAGCTTTAACATTATTTTCAACTTTTTGATAAATTAATTCTTGTTGCTTAGCTAAATTATCTCCGGCTTCCTGTAATGCTTCATTATATTTACTATAAGCATCTTCATAATCTTCAAATTCTTGCTTAGCTTTTTCATAAGTTTTCTCTTTTCCTGATGCTGCGGCTTTATTAACTTTAGCTTTTAATTTTTCCCACACTTGCTGATGGTTTGATACTGTTCCATCTTCTCCAAAATTAGCTCCATAATGAATTAATTTACTACCTTGTCTATTAATATCTTTTTGAATTAGCTTATCTTTTTGTTTATATAATTTTAATTGAGCATCAAGTATTTTATTTTCTTCTTTAATTCCTTGTGTTTTAGTTAAACCATATGTATGCTCTATTAAAGTATTTATTCTATCATAATGATTTTCTTGGATTTCTAATTGATTATTAATATTTTCTAATAAGTCAAATTCATCAGTTATTGGCTCTAAATCAGTGCTATCTTTATCTTTGTCCTTATCTCCACTAGCACCTTTTCCCTTTTTAACATTACTAGCGGCAACATTAGATGCATTTAATTTAGCTCTTATACCTTGAGCTTCGCTAAAGGCTGTATTTGCAGCTTGTTGTTCACTTTCAGCTTTTACCTTATATTCTTGAGCTAAATCACCTAAATCTTCTTTAGTTGCTTTTTCTATATCAGGAATTTCTGAAACAGTAGTTGTACTTCCTTCCGCTCCTTCATAATGAGGTACAATATTTTGTGTTTCAATTTTTCCATCTCCAGTTGCAGCTTCATTATTGGCTTTTGCAACGGCAGCAAACTCTGCAGAATTTAAAGCAGCTGATTGATAAGCTTCAGCCCAGTTTGAAGCTAAAATACCCCCATTTTCTTGTGAAGAATCTGCTAATTTCTTTTGATTAGTAATTTCTGTTTCTTTTAACATTTTATTATTGTTAGCCTGAACATCTATTGCTTTTGCTAACAATTTATTTTTAGCATCTTCTATACCAATTTCGTTATTAGCTGCTTGTTGAGCTATTTCCGCCATACTTCCATATAAAGTTGCTTGAGCTGAATGATATTCTGCCTCTGTCTCTAATTTTGTGGCAGTTTCTTCTACTTTAGTTTTGATAGATTGTCTAGCTGCATCAACAGAAGATTGAATTGCTTCTTTATTTAATTTTACAGTTCCATCAGACATATACTGCATTTGCTGTAGAACACCAGGGATTGCCTCACCAATAGCTGTAACATCATCAGCAGCAACAATATAATCTTCACCAATTTTTTCAACTGCTTCATCTATATTATCTAACTGGCCTGTTAAACTAGTAAAATCTTGATGTCCTTCAGCTCTAATTTTTACAGATACGCTATAAGAATCATTTAATAAATCATCCATTTTATCAGTAAATTCTTGAGTATTAGCATCTATATTTACTGAAAAATCTTCTTGTCTATATTTTAAAAGAACTTCCTCTAAATTATCATAAGCTGTTGTATTAGCCTGAGAAATTTGAATATTCTCCATTTTATCTTGAACTTCATCAAGAGCATCATACCATGCTTGAGTACCAATAAGAGCAGTATTATTAACAATATTAATTTCATTTTCTAATTTTGGATAAATTTCACTTGCTGATTCTAATTGTTTCTGATATGATTTAAATTCATCTGAAATATTATCAGGAGTTAAGTCTCCAGATAAGGCTTGGCTCATTGCATCTTTTCCACCCGATACAACATCATCAATACCTTTTTCAAAAGTCTTTCTAATTGTATCCATACTAGAATCAATAATATATTCTGCTGCTTTATTTGCACTATCTGCATTATATATCTTTTCCCAATCTTCTTGATTGAAAACACTTAAATCAACATAAGACATTAAATTAGTATCATCTAATGCATTAACAATATCTTTATTTGTATTTTTTCTATGTTTAATTAATTTTTGAAAATCTTCATCCTGTTTTTGGGCTTCATTCCATCCATAGTCTTCGACACCATAAGTTTTCTTAACGGCATTTCCCATAGCCATTCTTTGAGATTCTCTATTTTGCTCTGCTTCATATTGAGCTTGAATATCAGTAGAACCATAAGTATAAATATCACTTTTGAATCTATCTTCATAATAAGCTTTTGCATCTCCTGATGCTTCTGCTGCTTTTTTAATATAATCATTATCCTTATAGGCATTAATCATATTAGTTTTATATGCTTCATAATCTTTACGATTATTCATTTCATCATCTGCATCAGTTGTATTTGTAGCGAAAACACCAGCAGAATAATACTCACTTAAAGTTTCTAATTGTTCTCTATAAGCTTGAGTAGCTTCATCTAATTGTTGATATTGAGCACTTAAACTAGAATAAGTTTCAGTTGTTTGTTTACCGTCTTTTTCTAAGTCTTTTAAAGCTTTTTCTAACGCTTGCATTGCAACTACAGACTCTTCAGCATTTAAGTTTTCAAAATTCATTACAAAATCAGAAGCTCTATCATGGTCTACAATTTGCGCCCATTTATCCCAGTTAGTTTGTATTGCACTACCATAATCAGATAAAGTATCTTCTATTATACTAACAGCGTCAGATTCTTCTTGACTAGTAAAAGTCATTCCATAAGTATGTTCCCCTTCAGCACTAGCTGCATGATATGCGTCTCCAGTAATTAAAGTAGCTAAATCTTCTAATCCAGTAAAACCAAGAGTACTAACAAAACCAACTAATTCAGCACCGGTTTGGCTCCAAAAACCTGCTTTATCTTCACTTGCATCTTCTTGGTTTTGCAATGATACATTTCTTCCAGCTGCTTCATAACTTTTAATTAAATTAGTTGCATCTGTATTTTTTATTTGTAATCTTGTAGCTAATACTTCTTTTAATTTATCATTAAATAAAGAATAGTTATCTATTACACTTAATAAAGCAGTTCCTTCATCTCCTAATTTATCAATTAAATTTTGAGAAGCTGTAACTAATTCACTTTTTCCCTCGCCAGTTTCTTTATATTTATTATAAGCTTCATTATATGCTTTTGCATTTTCAGAAATAGCGTCTTTTTCATCTTTTAAAGCTTGATTTCCTTCTATAATTTTATTATTAGTCTCAATTTTTGCTTGTCTTGCTTCTGAAGCTCTTCTTGTTAAAATAGAATAAGCAGTAACTAAAGTTAAAATTGCTGTAACAACAGCCACTATAACATTTGTATTCATTGCTGTATTTAAAGCTGTTTGTGCAATGGCAGCTCCTTTGGCAGATGGAATAAATTTTAAAATCGCTGCATTTAAAAATTCTTGCGCAGTTGCTCCAATAGTCGTTTGACCAATACTAATCGCTTGTATAGCATTTAATGATGTATACGCACTATATAACATTGGTAAAATAAAGGCTAATTGAGTAAAAATTTGTAATATTTTTTCTCCACCCGATATATCTTTATTAAAAACAGTATCTAAAATACTATTTACACCACCAAGAGTCATTGCAAGAGAAGATGCAGCTCCTATCATTCCTTGAATATTTTGTGTTTTTTCCTGGTCTTCTTTTCTATTATTTACATTTTGTTTTACTCTATTTTCAGTATTAGCTTGTTGCTCTTTCCATTCTGCTTCTTGTTTGTCTTGTTTTACAATTTCTTTTGCTAATTCCAATCTTTCTTTATTTCGATTAACTATAACTTCCGCAGTGGCTTTACTATCTTTACTATACCCAGCTTCTACTTTTAATTCTTGAATTCGTTTTTCTGTTAATTTATTACCTTCGTTTTTTAATCTATTTGCTGCTTCTAATCTTTCTTTTTGTTTTTTTAAAAATGTATCACCTGCTAATTCTACATTTGCACCAGGTGTATTTTTTGCATTTTGGTATTCTTGATAAGCATCACCCTGCTGAAAAGCAAATAAAGTATTAGTTTCTTTTTTAGAAATAGCTTGTTGTTCTTTTAAAATTGCTAACTTCTTTTCTAAAATTCCAACTTCTTGTTGTTGGGCTACTAATGAATTATATTCTTCTTCTGTTAAACTTTTTCTAATTGAATCTATTTCTTTAGCAATTGCAGCTTCTTTTTCAAAAGCACTAATATTGCCGGCTTGATTTGCTGTTAATTGTTGTGTATTCCCATTGGTATCTGTTGCTTGCCATTTTCCATTTGAAAATTCAGGGGTTCCATTTATATTTTTTAAATTTTGTCCTGCTAAATAAGTTTCTTTTTTTCCTTGAATAACAGATTGATTATAATCATCTAATCTTTTATTTTCAAAATGTTTTAATAACCCTTTTCCAATTTGATTTTTAAATAAATTAGCTATAATAGTCATATAGCCAATCATAGATTTAAAACCGCCGCCCATTCCATTTGTAAATTGAGTTACAACAGTCATTAATTCTGTTAATCCATCTACTAGATTATTAACTTCTTGACCATCGCCAATTAAAGCACTATAAAAAGCTTCAGTTTGAGTTGAAAGTCGTTGTTGTTTAGCAGCCATACTTTCCATATAAGTATTTTGTTGCTGTTGTAATGTACCTAAAGAATCTTTAGAAACTTCTAATTCTTTATTATATTGATTCCAATTTTCAAAAAGAGCAAATAAGTTATTGTACTGTCTCTTACCAGCCATAGCAATTGCGGCAGCCTGTTTCTGTTCTCTAGTCCATCCTTGCCATTTTTGACCAACCTCTTCAATTACGTCTCCCATGTCACGCATTGAGCCAGTTTCATCTAAAATACTAACACCCATTGATTGCATTTGAGAAGTAATATCCCCAAGAGACACTCCAAATTCATCTGTACCATCTGCCTCTAAATCACCCATACGAGCATAAATTGTTTTTAAAGCAGTACCAACCGTTTCTGGTGCTTGTCTTGTAGTAGAAATAATAGTTGAAATTTGTGCGTTCAAACTATCTACATCTACACCCATTGCATTAGCTGAAGATGCTACTTTAGACATAGCAGTTGATAATTCTTCCAAGTCTGAAGCTGAATCTGCAGCCACTGCTGCCAATTTATCTACATATTTTTCAGTATCTTGTGCTTGTACTTTATAACCATTCCATACAGCAGTTAATTCTTCTGATGTGGTAGAGGTAGATTGACCCGTAACATTTGCAGTTTTTAAAGTTGTTTCAGTTCTAGCTTTAACTTCATCATCCTTCAAGCCCTGCTGATAATAAAGTAAAGATGCTTCAGTATAATCTCTTGTACTTTTACCTAAGCTTTTTGCTGCTTTATTTGCCTCTACTGAAAAATCTTTCATACTATCAGCTGACTTATTAGTTACAATACGAATATCATTTAATGATTTATCTAATTTTTCAACATAAGCATAAGCTTCTCTTACAGATTGAGTTATTGTATTAAAAACTCCAGATGCGATACCCCATTTTACAGTATTTGCCATAGTTGTGGCCATCTGGTCTAATAAAGTATTACTCTCTTTTATTTGAATTTTAGTATTTAGAATGCTACTGCCCAATGTTGCAAAAGTATTTTGACCTACTGACCCAGCAGAATAAAATCCAGTTCTTAATTGTTGCATAGAAATGCCTGCTTGATTTAATCCTTGAGTAAATTTACCAATATTAATTTGTCCAAAATCATAATTAAAAGATTCTCTTAATATTGTTCCTACTTGTTGAGCCATAACGCCAGCTTCTTTTAATTGCTTAGTAGCTCCAGGCATTTGACTTAACGCAGTAACTTTATTAAAACTTTCATTTAATTGAGTAAAACCAGTTTTATCTATATTAAAACCGATAGTAAAGTCAATTCTATTACTACCTGCCATAATCCTTTTCCTCCTTATTTTCCGTTCATATTTATATGTAAAAAAATATAACCCTTACTATCATTGTATGATAATAAGGGTTATAATATTAATTTATTTTGTCCGTTCTATTCTGTAATATCTCTTCCACCATTTGCCGCTTTAGCAAATTCAACTACATTACTATAATCTTCTGGATTAAAATCTTTTAAAGACTGTAATAAATTTTGCATTTCTTCTTGCTTCGGTAATTTTTTACTTATCTGTTCAATAGCATTTGCAATACCATAAGATACACTTTTTCTTTCACTTACATACTCTTCTTTATTAGATACTAATGAAGAATATAATGTCGCATATTCATCATCAGGAATCGCATCAATAATCATATCTAACAAACCGCTAATTTTGAATTTATCATATAAATCTGATAATTCCATATCTTGTTCTTCTTTTGAAAAAACAATATTAGTATATGCAATAGCTAAATTAATATTAAAGAACATATCTAATTTATATTCATTAATAATAACAGTATCATCTGTACTTTGTAATAAAGTTGTATTTAATAAGTTATATTTTCCAATAGATGGAAGATATTTTAATACTTTTATTTCTTTATCTTTAAAAGTAATAACTGTATATTTATCAGTATCTTCCTGTTTAAAATCTAAATCTGAATAATTTATAAATGTTTCTGACATTCCTTTTATCTCCTTTTATATTTCTTAATTCTAGTATATCATAAAATTTTTTAGTTGTCAAGAAAATCCTAATTTACAAAAATCTTTTTTAAGTTTTCATCTAAAGCCTCTCTAACCGTATCTTCTAAATCTTCTCTTATATGATTTCTTAATCCTCTTTTTCCTTCAGCAAAATTACCAGTTGTCATTCTTTCTCTCACAATTAGTTCTAACATTTGTTTTCCATTCATGCTTTGTCCTTCTGCCAACACTTTATCTATTAATTTTTTAACTTGCGGAAGACCAAATAAATCAGCCTTGCTTGACTTTGCAGAATAAGCTAAGCCATTATTTAATTCTATATCACTACCATATAAACCTGAAGTTTGGTCAACTGTTCCAACGCCTTTTTGCATAAACTGTCTAACTCTATCTTCTTCTGCTGTTGCAGTTAAAGCTGCCCTTTTAAAATAAAAAACTTGATAACCTTCTGCAATATCTCCTGAATTACTTACTGACATATAGTTATATTTCTGATTTTCTTTCCAAAATACAAGATAAGGAGCATTATCTTTTAAGCTTTTTGACTTATTAAAACGATGTATAACTTCTTTATATGTTTCATTTAATTTAGTTAATTCTGCTTCTTCTAAATTGCTATTTAATATTTTTAAAGAATCATTTTGAGAAACAGTTTTCAATGTCATTCTTAATGCATTTTGTCCAGAATTATAAGCTAATGAAACCCATTTATTAATTTTTTGACTTGTACTCAAATCTAATTGATAAATAACTGGTTTATTATTTTTTTCAAATAAATAAGTTATTTTTTCTGACCAGCCTTGCATTTCTAGTACTGCTTGTTGAAATCTTAAAACTTTTGCTCTTAAATCATATAAAACTTCTCTTTGACTCTCTGCCTTAATTTTATTAACTATAGTATCTTTTTGTTCTTGTAATGATGAAATAATGTTATCAACCTTAATTTCATCGTCTGTATAAGATAATTCTTTTAAAGCCTCTTTTCTTGCTTTAATTTGACTGTTAATACCTGTTTTTGTTCCAATTTGTCCACGCATCTTTTCTATGCCTTTATAAACATAGCCACTCATAATTGAATTTACATCTTCCGCAGTCTTTATAACTTTTTGTCTTAACTGCTCTAAATCTGAACCATTTTTCTTTAATATTTCTAAACTTCGTTCTATAGTCTCTTGTGTCTGTTCTTCTATAGTTTTTTCACCGACTTTAACTTCTCCAACTTGAACATTAGCTTTTGCCATATTTAATTCCTCCTTTCCCCAGAAATAAAAAAAATGAGGAGAGTTACCTCTCCTCATTAAATTACTTTATTAAAATTGATTTTTCATCAATATTAATATCATCTAATCCATCATTAACAGTATCAGATTTTAATGAATCAGTTTTTACTTCATTTTTTGTGTCTGTACTGTCTGTGCTAGGGTGTCACACTGTCTTCAAATTCAGCTTTTTCATCATCAACAACTTTTTCACCTTCAGCATGGCTCATTACCTGTTGTCTGCTTGTTGAAGCAGCATTTCTATCAATAATCTGCATTACACATAATACCTTTTTCTTTCTATTGAAATAAGTATAACCTGGCATAGCATCCATTGTGAATGTAAATGTTGATGGGTCTCCAGTTGGAGCCATTGTAAATGTAAAGTTAGACTGGATTTTAACATTAGGGAATGTTAATTCAGCTGGCATATCTTTACCATTCTTTTGCTTTCTAAATAATGTACTAGCTTCTACATAGTAATATCCTGCAAAGTTTTCTGCATCAATTACTAATTCTGAAACTGTTTCACCTTTCTGTAATATATAGTAATCTACAATTACAGTAGTTCCTTCAGCAGGAATAGTATCTCCAGTGATTGTAACACTATTCTTTGTAGCTGTTGCTGTATAAGACTTACCTGTAACTTCTCTACCTTCTTCTTCTAATACGAAAATAGGAGCAGTTGTACAAACTTCATCACCAACTTCTAATGCATCTGCTAAATTAATAAGACCACTTGCACCAACTGTTGTTTCAGTTGAAGTATGAACATGAACCTTTTCAGCGCCATCTCCTGCAGTACCGCCAAATAAACCAGCACCTGATAACATTGCAAAACTTATTGGAGATAAAAGAGCATCTTCAACAGTAAATGTTAAAGTTTTTTCACCTTCCCAAGCAATTAAGTTTGTATTACCTTTACCACCCTGAGCATATACTGTTGTAGCAGCTTCTTCCATTGTAGAAGTTTTAGCTGAATCAATATATAATACAGGTTGTCCTGGCTTAAAAACGTACTTAGAATTAGCATCACCTAATCTAATAGTTGATTTAGCTTTAAATACAACATCACATATTTCTCTTACACCAAATCTCATGTATAGTTTCCTCCTTAATTTTTTGTCTTATCTTTTTATATATCATCATGAATATCATCCATCCAATACTTACCATCTTGTAAATCTTTTGCTCCTGCTAATCGAGCTTTAAAAGTATAATCAAAATTTTGTTTCAATAAAAATCTTTCATATTCATCTCTAATTTGATAAATGGTATACTCTAATAAAGTATTTATATCCTTATGCTCTCCAACAGCTAAAATAGAAACATATTTACTTAAAATGTTTACTTTAACCCGTTCTCCTTTTGCTTCAGCCGCCCTTTGACGACCTTTTTTAAGTTTTTCCGCAATTCTTCGAGCTTGCTCATTTGCAGGATTAAATTCTTGACCTTCTTCTTGTTGAAAAGTTAAACAAAATATTATATTTAATATTTCTTTAAAATCTTCAAAATTATCTTCATTAATAGAACCTACTAATTGTTCTTCTTGAAAAAAGTCAATTGAGTTTGTTTGAATAGTATATTCATATCTTGGAAACAATAGCATAAAAATCATATTAATACTCTCTTTACCTACCTGTATTTCATGGTTTTTATCATCGCTATCATTTTCATTTATTATTGACATTATTATTTCAAAATTTGTTTTATTTCCTAAAAGAATTTTGTCCTGCTCTAACAAAATATCTTTAGAAAATTTTAATAATTCACACCCCATATAGAAGTTTTCTTCTCCTATAAAAGCAATTTCTTTTAAAGAAGGCTGATGAATAACTATACCGGCTTGAATAAAAGGAATATCATTTCCAGATATTAATAATAATTCATCCATAACTATTCATCATTTTCTATTTTATCATCAGTACCATGAATAGCTTCATATACTAATGTATAGCCGGATAATTGTTCATTTAATATAAGCTCATTTGCAGTTAAAAATTGTAATGTTCCTATACCTGATAATTTAGAATTATTTAAAATTCCATCTATATATCCTGCTATTTTTAAAGGTCTTAATCTATAATCACCTAAATCCCAATAGTCAGTATGACATATAATATCAAAATGAACAAAACAATCTCTAAATTGCGGATTGTTTGCATTTGGTGTAAAATTATCAAATGAAATAATAATATATGCTTTTACTTCTTCATTCTCTGGAAATTTAATTTTTGGAACATTTCTAATATATCCTTCTTTTATTAATTTTCCAATAGACATTTCTTGAATTTTTTTCTTATAAACTTCATTGTCAAGATTATCTAAACAATCTTTAGCGTTTATAACTAATAATCTTTTCAATTCATCACAATAAGGTTTACTTTCTATAAAAAGTTTACGCAAAATTTTTTCTGTATCATTTTCACATGAAAGAAAAGATGATTGAAAATCTTTCATTATTAAATCTTTTCTCATATTCCTTTTATCTCCTTTATAAAGAAGTTATCGTAATTGGTAATACTATATCTTCTTCATTATCTTTTTTATATAATAAATTAAAAGAACCACTTTTTCCAGTTGTAACTTCAAGAGTAACAACATTATCTTCAAGTTCTATAATTTTTACTTTATGACTATCAACACTCCATACTCCACCTGTGGTTCCAGCAATAGAATAACTAACAATATCATAAGGCTGAATAGTTGCGGGACCGTCGATATAAATTGCACCATGTTCAGGCTTATCCGGATTAATCGGTTCCTCCGCATTTTCCATACTATTTTGATAATATTCTTTTGCTGTAATCATTATAATACCTTTGCCATAATACGGATTCGCCGCTTGAACTTGCCAAATTTTTCCATCAAATTCTAATTTAGCAAAACGTTTTAAATATTCTAATGTATATTCATTTTTAGGTATATACATAACTAAAGTATAATTAGGGGTATTCCAAACTATATTATTCTTTTGATTCCAAGGAATTGTAGTTTCAACTGGCCCTCTAACATACCCTTTATACTTTTTACCTTGTAAATTTATCTCTGCAGTTTGACAAGCCCTACATTCAGCTCTAAAATAGGCTTTTTCTTCTGGATAAGGAAGATAAACTATCCAATATGTATTATCATCCACCCATTTAAAAATATCACCTGAGTTAATTCCTACTTCTTCTTCTCCTGCACTAGTTTTACCAAGTCTTTTTTTATTTAAACATATGCCTTTAAAAGGTATTGATAAAATTTTATTATCATAATCTGGTTTTAATTTATCTGGGTTAATCAACGCTCTAAACTGTCTACCATCTGCTAATTCAATAGTAGCAGATTGGTATGAATATAATAAAGCTTTTTTTAAACTTCTTAACTTATCTAGATTCATTCGACCTTGTTGATTTCCACCTTGATAACTTAATCTTAATTTTAAATTATCTAATCCTGACATTGTTCTCTTAAATTACTTACTAAATTTAAACTTTCAAAAATTGTTCTTCTAAATAATTGAAAATCTTCATCTAAAATAAGTAATCCTTTCAATTTACATAATAAAGAAAATAAAATAGTATGTTGGTCGATTAACAAACTATCCATTCCTGATAATTCTTCTATAAGAGTAATAAGCGGTTTTTTCCATTCACCGCCTTCTTCTCTTACAGGAAGTAATCTATATATTTGGTTTGTAATTCTCTTTAAATTATCATCAATAGCGGAATTATTTATAATAGCATTATATTTTAAATACACGCTGCTTTTTGTATCCATCTGTAGAGTTTTCCATAATTTCACCAAAAGTAGAAACAATGTTTCCTTTTTTATCCACTTTTCTTCTTTTGTATAGTCTCTGCAAATGGAAGCCCTCTCTTTCATAATCTTTTTTCAAAGTTTGTATTTTTGCCATATGATTAGCTTGAGAAGTAAATTTAAAATCAGTTCCGCTATATTTCATTCTTGTATTTTCAACACTTGCTAATTGCTGACCAAACCATTCAACAATCATATAAGTAGAAAGAATATTAATCTCTTCTTCTGTTAAATCTTCATCAAAAGCTCCACCCATATATAAAAATGCGGGAACCTCTATATTATCACTTTCTACCCCTTTATAACTATCTACATCTTCATAACTTAATTCATAATGACTTAAATTAATTCTTGGAAATTCAAATTTCTGAATTGCCGCCTTTAAAAAATCTTCTAATAATCTAAAAGTGTCTAATTCAGTCATTTCCATATACATATCATCTGTTACTTTTGATAGAAAACTATCATATATTTTTGTAAAAGAAGTACCCATGTTTACTCCTTTCTATTATTTACTTACTGATGTTACTTTATAATTAGGAACACGTCTTTGAGGTTGTTGTTCCTTTTTTTCTTCTAATGTAATTGGAGAAGTACGTCTATTTATTTTTTCAGATGCTTCTTCTACATCAGTTTCTTCATTTATTTCAATAGCTTTTGATACATTAAAACCAGTTTTTGCTAATATAGCATCTCTTTTACTAACATCATTTAATTTAATTTTTACTGCAACATCTTTAATAATGTCAATAACTCCTTCTGGAGCAAAATCTAAACAATCCAATAATTGGTCTAATGTACCAGTTTCTAATAATGTTCTAACTTCAACTTCTGTATAATAATATTCTGGCTCTGGCCTAGTAGAAAATAACTCTTTTACAGCTTCTTCATTTTTAATTACTAACAAATTAGTAAAAATATATTCTCCACCTACTTGATATAATAATTTTCTTATCTCTTCAAAAGGAATTTTTTTCTTTTCTCTTTTTTGAAAAGTTCTAATTAAACCATTAGAATCTGGAATTTCATAACCAACTCCACCAGAACTTCTATTTATAACCTCTATTAAATCTGTATCTTTTAACATATTTTTATTCTCCTTTTATCTCTATATTTACAAATAATCGGGGAGTTTAATAAAAAAACTCCCCATTTATTTTTACTAACCTTCAGGGTTAATTTTATGTTCAATCTTTAAATCTGAGTTTTCATAAATACAAATATTATTTGTAATTAATGTTGCTACACCAAATTTCTTATAAACTTGAACTTCTTTTGACATATCAGCATTATCAATGTCTCTAACAATTGTTTGACCTTCAAAAGCAACCTTTACAGGCTTATTTGCTCCTGTTGGAATAATATAAGCATAAGCTGGGTCAATAACTTTAGTTGTATTTGTTTCATCTTCAAAAGACTGTGGTAAAATAATTACCTTATGACCTTTATAATTTCCAAGATAACCAGTATTCCATCTCTGGTCTTTCATTGCATCTGAAATCCATCCTTCATTAGGAATCATAGTTGATGCAAATTCAAAAGTACAATAAATTGTAGACTGACCATATGAATCTGCTGTTGCTAATAATCTATCCATAACATCTTCATTGAAACCTTTAAAGCTGTATTTATTAGCTGTTTGTAAACTTGTATAAGCTTTCTTTAAAGCTTTTGCAATTTCTCTATAAACTGATTCATCAAGACCTTCCATAATAATATCTAATACATCAGCCATATTAACTCTACCATCTAAGAATTCTTCAAATCCAATTTGAGCTGCGCCACCAAAAGCTTCAGTAGGAACTTCTAATGTCTTTCCATCTAATTTGAATACTTCATAGATACCAGCTAAACCAACTTTTGTTACAAACTGTTTTCCACGTCTCTTTGCTGCAGAAGTAATTCTCTGTACAAATACTGGCTTATCACCTTGTTTAAAAGTCTTAACTTCAGCAAACTGTCCGTATGCTTCTAAAACCTTTTTAGGTAATACATCATCAATAATTTCTTCCATTAATGAGAAGATAGTATTTTTATTTTCTCTAAATAAAGCATATGTGCTTGAAATTTCTAATAATTCATCTCTGAATGTATCATTAAGCTGTTCATAGCTAAAGTTTTCTCCGTTGTAGGCAAATGCTGTTGCTACAGAAGGATTAGCAGAAGCTACTTTTTTACCTAATGCAATTAAATCTTTTTTACTTAATGCCATTTTTAAATCCTCCTTATTTAATTCTCTGAAGCTTTACAGCTGGCTGTCCATCTGCCATAGTGTAAACTTTTACTACTTGCCATAGTAGACCTTCATCAGTTTCTTCGCCTTTTACAAGGTAACCTGTTGTATCTACCTTTAAAATATCTGTTTCTTGTAATTCAATACCTGTATATGTTGCCTTACCTGAAGTATTTGGACCACCTACGCAATTAGTTGTGTAAATATCTCCAACATTAGTCTTTATAACTCTTGGAACCATTTCTCCATCAACATAGTTTTCTTTAACCATTGCGAAATCTTTATATGATTCTCTCCAATCATCATATAATTTAATTTCATTGAAAACCATCATCCATTCACCTTTGCCAGTAAAATCAACTTTTCCTGCAGCATAATCATATTTTACAAACTGACCATTTTCAAGAATATTGATTGAACCATCAGCTGGTAACTGAGCATAAATCTGAGATGTTCTCTGAGCTGAAAGATGATTTGGTTCAACTTGACCAAAACCAACTCTACTGATTGTTGTTGTTGCCATCTGTCTATTTCCTCCTTGATTTTTTCTTATTTATGATTTTGTATAGCTTTTATCCAAGCTGGAACAGAATCTCCTGCATTTTCTAAATTAAATGTTGTAACAGGATTTTCTTCTTCTGTTTTATTTTCATTTTTAGATGTATCGTCTAAATCAAAATTAACCTTTTTTCTTACACAAATTACTGATAATTTTGCTTCAATATCATCTAAAGAATATTCATCAATGTGAGCAACCACATCTTTTTTATCTTCATCTGAAAGCATATAGAATCCACCAATTAATTCTTCCTTTTGCTGTTTTTCAACGCTCTGTTTAAAAGCAACTAAATTTTCATACTTTGCAGATAAATCATTATACTTAGTTTCTAATTCTGAATACATTAAAGCATAAGTTTTTGTTTCTTCCTTCTTTTCTTCAGGTTTCTTATCCTCTGCAGGAGCTGGATTATCTTCTTTTTTGTCTTCTTCTTTCTTATCTTCTTTTGTATAGTTCTTTTTCTTATCTTTATCTTTATTATCTTTTTCTGTTTCAGTGTCTTTAACTTCTTCTGTAGTTTTATCAGTTTTATTTTCTACAGTTTCATTAGTTTTGTCCTTTTTTTCTTCATCTACTTTTGCCATGTTTCCTCCTTCTAATGCAAATTTTAAATCTTGCATCATACTAAATAATGTTTGCTTAAAGTTATCATCTACTTTACTGAAATTAGTACTTACATTAGGAGCTGTTACACTTGAACCTTCAAAACAAGGTTCTACATCATCACCTAAAATACATAATTTAGAAAAAATTGCATCATTAACAATAAACAATTCCATTTTTGTATTAACATTTTCTGACCAATAACCATCTAAGGTATCTTTATCTAATTCCATAGAATGAGAACGTCCTTGTTCAATAGCTAACTTAGCTTCTTCAAACTGTCCTGTCCATAGAAAACCTGTAGTCATTAAATATTCTCTAACTATTTTGTTTCCAAAATCATCTGTATCTTCAAATTTTTGAAACCAAACTTCAGCATCTGGAGAAACAAAACCATATGGCTTAGTAAGACATTTAAATTGAATCCCTTTTTCATCAATAATAATCTGGTCACCATGGTCTCTAAAATCTTGATTTTCTTCTTTATAATATCCAACAATAGGAGCGCCACGCAATGTCTTAGACATTTCTGTGGCAACATCTTTTGTTATGAAAGAATGATTTCTATTCTCTCCAATATACAAAACTTTAATTTCACATTTAGACATCAAAGGATTAATATCTAAAGGTTGAAGATTTATAAATTCCGGAGAATCAATAGTTGCAACTGATTGATGCATAATTGTTTTTCTCCTTTCTAATTTTGACTATTATATTATAAAAAACTTCTTTATGAAATTAATTACGTTTGTCCTAATTCATACTTTCACGATTAGCTATAGTTTTTTCTGATTTTTCATCATCAGCTAATTCCTTGCGGCCTGCGCCCTCTTTCTCGCTACTATTACTCTGACTTGCCGCGTTTTGATTTGTCTTTAAAGTATCAGCGTTCATAGTAGAACTCATTAACGGTGGAATAAATACATTAAATAATTCTAATACATCATTTTCAAAATAAGCTGTAGCTAAAATAGAACTTTGTGATTGACCAAGAGCAATCTGAGGTAGCATTTTGGAATATCCTAATTGAGTTTGTTCTTTGTATAATTTTGCCATGTCTTTATAATTATAAATAGTCGTTGTCAAAATTTGAACTTTATATTTTAATTTTTTAGGATTTTTATTAAAAGGTTCTATTATCATATTTAGAAATGATTCAAATTGTAAAATTAAATTATATAAAGAAGCCTCATCATTTAAAATAGACTTCTCTAATGCAATATTACCGTCTGTATTAAATAAATTTTGAGCTGTACCAGATTCATTAAATACTGTTCTTTCAACTTTTTCTAATTCGTCTATTGTAGTGGAACTATTTTTATCAGCCAAATCCGCCACATCTACATCAGCAAAAGTTGTCAATACATCTACACCAATCGCTTTACCTAACATTTGAACAGCGTTATTATGTAATTCTTTTGCTTCATCAACATCAAATATTAAATCACCATTCTTATCTAAAGGCATTTTTTGAATAATAATTTTTAATAACTGCTGTTGCATCTTTTTTCTATCTAATCCTTGAGCCTCATTTAAGTCTATGATTGCAGGAATTACTGAAATGAAAACAGGAAAATCGTCTCCATTAATATTAAATTTAATTGTATTTTTAATATCCAGTAAATACCATCCTGAAGTATCTCCTAAAAAGTCTGGTTGTAATTTTCCTTCTTTATATAAAATATAACCTTTTTTAAATTCAGAAGGAAATAAATTTAATATTTTCATTTTTTGAGTAGTATCTCTAAAAGTATCATCAAAAAACTTCATATTAAATTCTACAGCCGGACGCCCATTAACATTAAATCTTGAACGACAATAATTAGGCGGAAGCTCTTGAATACACATTCTATCTTTTTGAGGAATTAAATATCCATAATAACAACCATATTTTAGAACTTTTAAGGCTGTGTCACCAAAAAATTTTTTTATTTCAAAATTATCTAAATAGGTTAAAACATTATTAAAACCGCTTAATATTTTATCACTTTTAACGCTTTCTGAATTAATATAAGGTGTTACTAGCCAATCATATCTATATAAATTAGCCATATATCTACATAATCTAGAATAAATACCGCTAGTTTTATAGAAAAATTCTGATATATCTCTCATCGTTTCTTCATCATTTTCATGTATTGCTCTTAATACTTCTTTTTTATCAGCTAGCCTATCATCTATCTGTTTGTAATCACCTACATTAACAATAGCATCATCTAATGTTTTTAATCCAACTTTAATTTTTGAAAAGTTTGGGTCCATAGAAGGACTATACTTCTCTCTGGTGTCTCGCATAGGACTCATTTGAAAACCTTTTTTTCTAATTTGTTCTTGTCTATTAATCAAAGTGACACCTCTTTCTTTCTTTTATTTTAATAGCCCGCCGCCTTCATAATATAATCATAATTTACACGACCTTCATCCCAATAGGGAATAGCAATAAGAGTAATTCCATGCTTTGCACAGAACTCTCTTTTTTTCATATCATTATATTGCTGTTTCCTTAAACCGCTCAAACCACCAAATTTACTTTTTGGTTCATAATGTTGAACGCCTTGGTATTCTATTAAAAAATCTAAATCATTATTATCATCAAAGACAGCAAAATCAAATCTTAGAGGTCTACCATTTGTACTAACTAATTCTGGAAAAATATATTCTTCTTTAAAATTTAAACCAGCTTCTTTTAAAATTTCTTCTATTTTTATCTCTCCTCGACTTGCTCGCATATTTTGCCTCCTTTTTTACACAATATACTTCAAAAAAACTTTTATTCTAATAATTAAAAATACCCAATCTTTTAATTCATAAACATAAAATCACTAATATGTCTTTTTCTTCTTTTTCTTTTGTTATCTTCTTCTTGCTTTATATAATATAAACCATAAATAAAAGCAGAAAACTTATCTTTCTTAATACTCTTAGAAGACTGTTCTAATATAATATTGACACCTGAATTTTTTTCAACCAAATTTAACATTTGTTCTCTCAATATAGAAGTTAAAGTAAAAGGTTTTAAAAATTCATTTCTCTTATCACTATCCATATTTTGTCCAACTTTTGTAGACATTAATTTAGTTTTAGCCATTGATTCATCTATTAAGAATTTAATTTTTCCACTAGATAATTGAGTTTGAGCATAAGAATATGCTTCTGTGTTAATTGGTGCATTAGCTTTAATTAAATAAAGTGCATTTTCTTCTACATCCGCACCTTTTATTTTTTTATAAGGCTCAACAGCATCTTCTGAGGTTCCACCTTCAACACCAAAAGGAGGTAAAGAATCTCCACTTTCTGGGTCTACTTGAGATTTTACCATAAAATCAACTAAACCAATACCTAAACCATTAGCATCAATAGAAATAACTCTTGCTTTATATTTATAATACAATTTTTTAATATGAATAGCTTGATCTTCAAAATGTTCTGCTTCATATGTATAAATATGAACTAAACTCTTCAATGATGTTCCTTGCGGTTGCGGCGTCACCTTAAATACACAAACTTCAGTTGTACATCCGATACGACCGACGTCCACGCCAAGAACATAATAAGCATTTTTAGAACTTCTGCCGCTATATTCATATTCTGGTTGTAATAAAACTCTGTGTTTATCAAATTTTTCTGAAGAATAAAATGCATTTTCTGCATCTCCGCTCCATAGACTTCTATATTCTCTATCAAAAGACTCTTCTTTAAATGTACCTTGAAGTTTCAACTGGTCTACAAAGTCTTCATCTAAAAGTCCTTCTGTAACAGGTGTTTCATAAGTTCCACCCATAATCATAACTCTGTCAGGTTCAATTACTGATTGTATTAAAAGTTCTATCAACTTATCATACGCAAAAGAATTTTTCCATCCAGCAGTTGTAATATATATTTGACTTTTATTAATTACTTCTTCTTTATGTCTTGTTCCATCTGGTAATAATCTATCTACGTTTGTTGTAGGAATAATAACTTCATTAAGAATATCTCCATCAATTAATACACATTCTTCCATCAAACCTCCAGTTCTACGCTGTCCTCTTGATGACTGCTTTGCCGCTAAAATATCAATAGAAGAGCCATTCTTAAAAATATATTTTACATCATCTTTAGATTTTTTTGATGCTCCTCTTGTCCAATCAATCTCATTATTTAATGAAGGAATTAATTTACAAATTTCTTCTATTTTCGCAATTGTAATACTTGCCGCCTGCTCTTTACCACCAGTAGTAACAAATAAATGTGAATTAGGATAAAGAATGCATCTTAACATTAATACCATCATAGATAAGAATGATTTAGAATAAGCACGCGGGAATGTAGCATATACATATCTGTGTCGCATAACTATTCTTAAAAATACTCTTTGATAAAAATAGAAATTAAAGGTACTATCTGGACCTTTCATAAAATCTATCAAATAGTCAGGATATTCTCTATAAAAAGAAACTAATTTTCTTAAATGAGGCAATTGAGCTTTTAATCTTTCTTCTGATAACCCCTGCTTTTTTAAGCCTCTTGAATCGGATAAATCTAATAAACTTTGTAAACTCATATTAGTTATCCTCCTCTGTATAGACCTTCGCATCAGCCTCTTTTTGTTCTGCTATATCATCATAATATTCTTTATAGTGTTCATCTTGTAATTCTACTTCTGATAATCCTTGTTTCTTTGCTTCTTCTCTATCTTTCTTCATGCTTTCCGCATTTTCTCTATTCTTAATATAGTTTTCTATCTGTTGAGCTAACGCTTTATCTTCATAGATTAAAGACCTATTATACTCCTTTAAGTCAGCAATAACTTTATCAACTATATCATTTGGAACTTTAATTTCGTATCTAGGAATTTCTCCGCCATTTTTTTCACAATAGGCAACCATCTCGCCAATACAATCAACAAAGTCATTCTTTTGTTCTTTATTTTGAGCAGCTGTAAATTTTGCGGATTTTCTTAAAGTATCATAAACCCTAGATAATTTCTGGAAACCATCAACATCTCCGCAATCAAGAGCCTGATTCATTTTTAAATACGTTTTACAAGTTAAAATTAAAGTACCAATAGTATCAGAATCTTGAATATCAAATGAGTTCATCATCTCATTGTATTTTGTTTCTAATTCTACCCATTCACCCGGTTGATAAGTTCTGCCCCATTTCATTGCTAAATAAATTTTATCTTCTTTTGTTAATTCTGAAGCGGGGTCATTTAATTCTTCTTCTGGAATAAAATTATTTTCCATAAAAGGATTAGAACCTGGTGCATAATTATTAGCACCATCTGTCCCACTAACATAGGCGGGTGGCAGCTGATTATTCAATTCAGCTGTACTCATAAAAGTATTATATTGAGCTTCAGAAATATCTCCTCTACGAAATTGCATCTGTAATTGAGCTTCTCTTGCCGCAAGTTCAGGATGGTCTTCTAAATATAATTCTCGTTTCTTGTCATCTTCCGCCTTTAATTTTTCTGTATCTGACCAATGGTAATCTTTCCATTGTCTTAATTTCATTTTAGATAAATATTTACCAAAAACTGACATACCATTCATTTTTCTAGGGTCTTTAGCAAATGCTTTATCTCTTAAGCTATTCCATTCTGAAGGGACGTAAGGTACATCCATTTTTTCCAATAGCCAAACATAAGTGTCTGGATTAAAATTATCTATATGCATAGTTAAGCATTTCTTACATAATTCAACTTTACTTCCATCTCTATATGTGTAAAATTGACTTTCATCCATGCTCTTCCCGCATTTTTCACAATAACAATTCAAACATTTTCACCTTCCTTTTATTCTATTGTAAATATAAAGCAAAAATAAATCATCAAACTTAATTATTTTTGACCAGGTTTCTTTAAAAAATCCGGCGTCATTTTTATATTTGAAGTCCATCCATATTTTTATTTAACCTTTGGTCAGAAATTAAGATTTTTTAGCTGGCTTTTTGTTACGGCATACCTTGCATATACTATAAAAGCCGTCACGACTCGTTTTATTTTTAGAAAAGAATTTATTATGAGCTAATTTAATTTCTCCACATCTTGAACATTTTTTCCATTGACCTTTTTCTTCTTCTGTATAATGCCAGATTAAATAATCTTCTACCGCCTTCTCCGCAATTAATTTTGGAATTTTATTTCTCCATAAAGATGATAAATATTCAACAGTATAAGTCATATTGTATTTTTCTTGTAACAATTGTTGTATTTCTATATTCTGTTTACCATCTATTTTATATATCATTAAATCATAATATAGGGGATAATCAAATTTTAGAGTTCTGTCAACTAAATCTTCTAAGTCTTTCATTAAATAATAAGAATCACTGCTAAATTTATCAAAACAATCTTCTTTTAATTTACCATAATTGCACAATAATGCAGAAATATGTTTTGGATTAAAAAATGAAATTAATCCATCATTATGAGGTATACCATTCTCATCTATTGAAAATTTATCACTAAAATCTATTTTACTAAAACTTTTAATAGCATTAACACTATACATTGGTGGTTTATATGCATTTTTTATTACGTATTGGTCTTTACGCATTTCTATAATTTGCTTTTTTAACAAATATTTTTTCTTACCTCTTGCATTTTTAGCTTTTTCTTCTACTTTTTCTATTGCATCTCTAAGGTCTTTTAAAGCGGGGATTTCCGCTACATCTTTCTCTGTAATTTCAAATTTTGGTTTAAAAATAATATTTTTATCATTTGCAATAATATTATAGATACCATCTTCGCCATTTTCAAATTTACCTACAAGCCCTTCAAAAGACATCTCTCTTTCATTTACTGTTACCATTCTATTGTCAGTTAATATCTTTTTCTTTTTTCTTTCTTCTTTATCCATTGCAAATACTATATAATCTGTTAATATACTTATATATCTTTTTGAAAGTTTTTCAGGAGGCGTTTCAGCTATAATCTTTTTTACTAATTCATTGCGGGCTTCCGGTGTTTCAAGCGTATAATCTAGCTTTAATCTGCCATCATTGGCCACCGCCGCATTTTCATACATTGTCTCTGTCATTAAGCTCTCCTCTATCTTTTTATATTCAATAGACTACTAAATGTAATCTATTTTTCTCATCTATAATAATTATAACACAAAATTTTTTCTTTGTCAAACTCGTTTAATATTCTTTAATTTGATTTTATAAAAAATTTATTATATTATATTTATATAAAGAAAATAATAAAATTAAAAATAAAGGAGATATTTATGGTTTTATTTATTATAGTATGTATAATAGCTTGGGGTGTTTGTCGTTTTAAAAAAGTAGATTTTTTAAGTACTCTTTTTATAGGTTTTCTAATTGGAATTGCATCTATATTTATTTCTGGATTTATAGGTCTTTGTACTGCTTCATTAACACAAACGGAAGTAAAAACAGAAACTTATAAAAATGTAAATTATTATATTTCACATGGAAAATTATCCGCCTATAGTAAAGAAAATGTTTATATTACCGCGGAGACTGAAGATGACAGTTATACTGATTTTTCTATTGTTAAGGAACAAAATATGGCGGAAGGAGAAAATATTTTAGTTAAAGAAACTTATCAAGGGGCTTTAAAAAATTATAGCTGTCTTTTTCTTGGTGCTGATTGGAAAACAACTAAATATATTATTTATGAGAAAGGAGAATAATTATGCTAGTAATGCTTATATGTATGATAGTAGGAGCTATGTTTTTTAGATGGCTACAAGATGAAGATTATATGAAGAATTTTGGTGCAATAATAGGTTCGTTTACAGGATTTATCATTGGATTACTCCTTTCTATTGCTATTGGATTGGCGGTAGTGCCTACAACAACAACTAAAATTGAAGAATATAATATAACTAAATATTATATTGATGATAATAAATTATATTATGTAGGCGAAGATGGAACTATGGGAAGAATTGATATAGATAATGGAAATATTAAAACGGGTAATAAAACTTATATTGAGAAAAGATATTATAAAGTAAATAAAAGAATGAATTTTGTTGTATTTTGTGCGAATGGAACGGAAGAAACACTTTATTTGAAAGGAGCGGACTAATGGTTTTAAGTGGAGCAAATGCCGCAATTTTTGTAGCAGAACTAGAGAATCCTTATCCAACACCCCCAAGAATTACTGTTTCTTGGGAAAAAGCCACTGATGTACAAAAAGAAAAGCTAAATTGGTTTACGGTAAATGGGAAGAAGATGGCATTTGAAGCAATAAGTGAAACATATAGACAAGAAATAGAAAAAGAACATTTAGAAAAAGTTTATAATTTTTTATTAGAGTGTGATAGTGGAATATATGCTCTTGAATATTATAATAGAAATAAAGACAACTTTGAAAAATATGGGGCGGAAGTAAACTTGAATATTCCTATATGTAAATATGAAGAAGACCATCAATGCAGATTTGACTGTCCTATTTTTGGGGTATGTGAAAAAAATCCGTGTTAAGAATTTAAAAATACTTTTGAATCCGTGTTAAGAATTTAAAAATACTTTTGGAGAAAGTTTTGACGAGGCAATATCATTTTTCTAAAATCAAATATTTTTTCTCCCGAAATACACCCCCCATCAATAGTTGAACAAGAGATAAAAGAATAAGATAAAATTTTTCTTTCAGTTTTCAAATGAGAAAAATATTTTTAGTACGTCTGCGTAGTCACAAAGATTTGCGGCGGTCGAGGTTGGATGGTCATCCCCGCTCTTTTTATATTCTTTATCTCTTGATAGGTAAGATGATACCATAGAGACAGATAGTATAAGTATTTGTAATTATATATAAATAATATGATATGATAATAATGTTATCTATATACTGTTCAGAATAAAAGAACAAATGCTATATATAGCTATTGCGTCGGGCCGTGGACATTGTTCCTTGTTCCTGTCCACGGGCCGTCTTTACCATAGGTAAAATTGCACAAAAATTTTTGAATTGAAACGTTTTTATTTGTGCAATATGCACAATTCCCACAAAGAACATGCGTTTGTCAATAGGCAAATTGCACAAAAATGCGGGGATAAAAACGTTTCAATCTTGTGTAATTTGTACAAATTGCACAAAACAGTTTTAGTGCAATTTTACTAATTTTTAGCACTTTGCACAAAAAGTGTTAGGAGCTTTGGGACTATTTTTGTGCAATTTGCACTCTTGACAAATCCAAAGGTTTGGTTCTAAGGCTAAGATTAAGCACTCAAGAGCAGAGCAATACACTACATCACATTGACAAGAACCACAAGAAGTATTATAATAAAAGAAAAGGAATAGAGAGGAGTGACAACACTATGATAACTTTACAATTTACACTATTCAGTACAACAGGTAAATACAAACCAGTAACTACTTTAATAAAGGTTGATAGTGTGCAACAGTACAACGAAAATAAACATAAATATCAACAAAGAGCAATTACTAAAATGTGTGCAGAAAAACATACTACTTGGTGGGCATTAAAGAGTAACGGCTTTACAAAGTTAAAAGTAAGAGTTTACCCTAAAAATAATAATTGACAGTTTCAAAAATCTATGATAAAATAAGGTATACTCAAAAAGGAAAGAGAGGTAATAAGGTTATGAGTAGAACAAGACAGAACAGAAGAAGTAAGAGAAAAGAGTGTGTGATTAATGGGTGCATTTGTTTATTAATTGCTATTGTATTGTATGGTTCAATGGGTGCTATTGATTACATTGAAACACATTACAACAGATTAGCAACAGTGACAGAATGTAAAGATGACAATATCATCACTAAAGACAAGCAAGGCAATTTATTCGCTTTTGAGGGCGATGGCTTTAAGGTAGGCAATGAAGTAGTGCTTGAAATGTATACTAATCATACAGATAACACAATCAAAGATGATGAAATTCTAAATGCAAAACTAAAATAGTAAAAAGTAAATGGCTACCTTTGTAGGGTACTACAAAGGTAGCACAATATTAAGAGAACAGACCAGAACGTTCGTTCGGGTCCGAAATATTATACCACAAAGTATGTGGTGTTGTCAAGACTTTTTTTAAAATTTTTTTAAAAAATTTTAAAAATCCTGAAATAAAACTGGTTAAAAAACATCAAGGATTTTAATAAAAGAGGTTAAAAAATATCATTGAATTAGTCTGCTATTTTGATATAATGTATATATAAGATAAAGGAAAGGACAGCACAAAGGTGCTGAGGGTAAAGTAAAATGAGATTTTTTGTACAAGACACAGAGGAATTTGAAAATAATGGAATTGAATACAAGAGTTTAGATAAAGCAATTGAGGCTTGTTTAGAAGCAAAAAATGAAGCTTATCTTATTCATATAGGTTATTGGAATTTAGACTACTATAAAAAAGGTGACACATTCGAAAGTCTAAAGGCTAGATGTGAAAACATCATAAAAGAAAATAATCTCAAGTAATTGAGATTATTTTCAAAAAAGACTTGATAAACTGTATAATTACTAAAATAAAGAAAAAAGGGGGGCAACCCCCTTTTTTATTATTTTAAAAGAAGGCGAACACCGTTCGAACAGGTGTTCACCCCGAATTCGCAAGGGCACCCCATTCAAGTATATCATATTTCAAAAAGTTTGTCAAGACTTTTTTTGAAAAAATCCTGAGAAAAATTGCACAAAAAAGATACTGAATTTTTGTTACTATTTGCTATTGATTTTAAAAGTCAATAGTAAATATTAACAAAAATTTTGCTGTAAACTTTATCTGTTTTTGTGCAAATTGCTAAAGTTAAAAAACTTTTGTAAAAACTATAGACAAAACCAAAAAAAAGCTGTATAATGTTTACATAAGATAAAGAAAGGGAGCGACCAAGGGGGTCGCTGATAGGTAAAACAAAATGATGAATCTTACAGAAAGAATTAAGAAAGTTGAAGAAATTAGCAGACAGTTACAAATGGCATACCCACAATATAGTAATAAAGATATTGAATCATTTAATTTGAATTGTATAAAATCAATTGGAGATTTTGCTTTTATTGCTATTTTTGCTAATGTAGACTGTTATACAATAACTTTATATAACTCAATAGGGTTTGAAAAAATAGAAATAGAAAAAAATGATATTGATTTTCAATACCTTTACAAAATAATAGAAATATTTATGGAAAGATAAAAAGAGGTAAGGGGGGCTGAAAAGCCCCCACACAATAAAAAAAGAGGTGTTTAAAAATGAAACAAAAATATTTTGAAATAGGTAACCGACTAACAACTGGTTTAGGACTTGAAAATAAAATAGTGATTAAGTACTGGAAAGCATACGAAAAAAATAATTTTTTTGTCTGCTGGCTAATATCTAAAGTGGCATAAATGCCACTTTTTATTTTTGTGTGTTCGGTCTACCCGAACGTACGTTCGGAGCCGAAAAATTATATCATATATGTACCAAGTTGTCAAGAGAAAAAAATGAAATTTTTTCAATTAAATAATTTTATCCCAAAATTAAAAAGTGCTTGATTATTAGACTAATATACTATATAATTATATACAGATAGAGAAATATAGGAGGCTAATGATATGATTAATATTAGAACAATTAAAAAATTACAAAATAATGACGGATTGACATTAAAAGGTGGTAAGTGTATCACTTATAAATCAGGCTACCAAGTAGCAACAGAGGGAATAGAAACTACAAGCCCGCAGGAAGCTATAAAAGCCGTTAGGGCATACGGCGGGAATTGTGGTGTATGGTTTGAAAATGGTATCTATTACATAGATAAAAGCCATAGAGTAACCACAAAAAAAGACGCTTTACAGTTAGGAAGAGAAAAAAATCAAATAAGCATTTTACAATGGCGAACAATGAAATTGATATATTGTTAAAAAGGGGAAACCCCTTTTTAACTTTTTGTTGTGACTAACAGAAGTTAGTCTTGACTAACTGTTATTAGTGTTATCTAATTATAGTTAGTTTAGTCTAATTTTAATTAGTAGTGTCTAACTGTGGTTAGTTTAGGCTAATTGAAGTTAGAAGTATCAAACCTTAGTTACTATAGGCTAACTTTGGTTGGTTGTTTGAAACTCAGGTTAGTATAGGCAAACTGCAGTTAAGTGTTTGAAACTCTTGTTAGGTGTAACTAACCAGAGTTAGTATAGGCTAACTCAAATTAGTTGTTTGAAACTCTTGTTTTATTAAGCCGGACCGTGGACATTGGACCTTATTTTTGTCCACGGTCCGTCCGGTCCAGCCGAACATATGTTCGGTTATTTTTTAGATTAAAAAACATCAAGTTGATTGATGTTTTTTATCCCATAAAATAAATCAAGTTAGTTGATGTTTTTTAATTGATGTTTTTTAATCAGTAAAATACATCAAGTTCCTTGATATTTTTTAATTTGAAATGTTTTTATTTATTTTTGTGCAAATTGTACAAAAATTCAATGTAAATTTTGTGCAATATTCCCTCTTGCAATTATACACCCTAGGGTGTATAATGTATACATAAGATAAAGAAAGGAACACCCCACAAGGGGGTGGAAAGGTAAAACATTATGAGCAAAAATTATTCAATTGAAAAAGACAATCCATATTACAGGGAGATAGTCTGCCTTGAGATAATAGGCGAGCATATCGACGAATCCGACAAGTGTTTCTTATGCTATGAGAGAAAGGTATGGGAAGAGGTCGACGATGGAGAAATAGAACATATGGGATTTGAACCTATTTGTTCATTAGATGAACCAATACCTAACAAAAATATTTCAACCCTCACTGTTAGCAGTAGTGAAATTGAAAGCATTGAAGAAAATGATAAATATGTGTGGGTAGCAAAATAATAAAATAAAGATAAAACCCTAGCCCTATATGGGCTAGGTAGGAGGTTTAATATGAGAATAATTACAGTTGAAAAAATAGAAGTAATAAGTTGTGTAATCGCAGTCAGTGCAAATGATAATATATATGACGCTTGGCTTGAAGTGTTTGGTATGGCTAGAGATTTTGAAACAATAGTCAATAATACAGATATATGCGAAAAACTCATAGAGATTATTAATAAGGGACTTGCAACTGATGAATTTTTCAAAGAAGAACTATTTGAAACTTTGAGAAAAATGGGCGAAGATATTGAAAATTGGTTATAAAATAAAATCTTGCCCCTTGAAAAAGGGGTAGGTAGAAAAGAGGTTTTAATATGAAAGTTATAGTTTTTGATATGGACGGTACAATAGCAGACTTATATGGTTATCCAAATTGGCTAAAAGCATTAAGAAACGAGGATGAAACACCATATTCAGGTTGTAAACCTTTGGTTGATATGCGTGAGTTATATAAAGTTTTAATGGCTTTGAAAAAAGTTGGCTATAGGATAGTTGTAACAAGTTGGCTATCAAAAGATAGCTCAAAAGAATATAAAAGTAAAGTCAGAAAAGCAAAAAAAGATTGGCTAATAACAAGGGGTTTTCCTTATGATGAAGTTCATTTAGTACAGTATGGCACAACAAAAGCCGATTGCACTAGAAAATTAGGTGGGTTTCAGATTTTAGTTGATGATAATGAAAAGGTTTTAAAAGGTTGGCATTTAGGTGCGACTATCAACGCAAAAAGCGATATTATAAAAGCACTTTATAGGCTTTTAGAATCTGAATATTAGAATGATAAATACCCCTATACGGCATTGAAAAATAAGTAAATGAAATGCCGTATAGGGTTGACAAAATAAAAAAAATTATTATATAATATATGTATAAGATAAAGAAAGAGGTATTAGATATGAATAAAATGAATTATTTACAATATAGCACAGCAATAGACGTAGTAGCAAATATGACAAATGTTGACAATGAGGTTGCAATTAAGACAGTTGGTGCATTATGCCAAATTTTTGATTTACAACCAGAAGAAAGTCTTGATGATATTACTAAAACATTAGTTGACTCATTAGAAAAAGCTGGTATCTTTACAGAAGAAGAAATTGAAATGGTTAAGAATGGCGAAACTAATGAAGAAATCATAGATAAAATAATGAATATGTAATTTTATTATATATATCAAGAGTATGAAAAACTAAAGACAATAAAATATATGAAAGGAGTAAACCAATGTCACAAAATCTTAATGAAATTGCGGCGATGGCACTCGTTGGCGAATTTGTTTCCGTCAAAGAATTACTCACCGCCGCAATGAAAGGTTTTGCAGAAGATGAAGATATTAAATCACAAGAAAATGCTGATTTATGTTTTAAGGCTTTGCAAACATTCCTAAAGTAATTAGGGAGCTACCGAAAATGGTCGTTGGTGGCTCGGTTCACTCCATAGCACCCATAAAGCAAGGTTTTTTAAATGAAAGTTCAGAAATAAAGAAAAAATAAAGTTTCCTAAAATAAACAGTTGACACAGCCCCCTTTATATGATATAATATATGTATCAACAGAAAGAGAGGATATATAAATGAAAAAAAGATTTACTTTAGTTATAAGAAATAAAAAATATAATATGATAGACCTTGATACACACGATTTATATATAGGACTTTGGCAGATATTCAAAGCCTTATGGAAAAATAGAAAAAATTACACACTATATATAAATAAATAAAATAGACAAATCCCGATAGCAGAAACACCCTTTCCTTTTTACCTTAAGTTTCTGCTATCTTTTTTATAAAAAACTATTGACAATTATTTAGTTTTAATGTATAATATATTTATAAGATAAAGGAAAGGAAGTAAATAATATGAGAAAAGTATTTGACAGACAAACTTATGTAAGAGCAATAGGAGAAAAAGAGTGGCACAGGACTTCAATTTTTAAACATTTGTTTTATCAAGAGGAAGAAGTAACTACAACTAAAATAATACAGTATGACAATTTTAAAGACACATTAAGATATGTAGAAACAAATGAAATTTATAATGCGGAAATTGATTATACGTTATTTAGAAACAAACCTTATATTAATATTTATAATGCACCTAAATATTCATTAATGGAACATTCTTATTTTAAAATCACAGAAAAGAATTTTGTTCCTATAGAGTTTAAAATTGAGTATGAAGAATGTGAAGATATAAGCCTAGATATTCTTCAGAAAAGACTTACCGCCAAAGAATATTGTGATTTTATAAATGATAATTTAGATACAAAAGTAAAAAATATGTTGTTGAGGGGTTGACAAAAACCCCTCCCCTATGTTATAATTAATAATGGGAATGGAATTTGAATATAGCAAAAAATAATCTTTCTTTTTTAATTGGTCGGCTCGTGGACATTGCACCTTATTTCTGTCCACGAGCCGAATTGTGCGTCAGAGCGACGCTTGAAACGTTTTTATCTTAAAATGAATCAATTTGCTTGACCTTTTTTAATCCCGAAAAAGTGGTTAAAAATAATCAAGGATTTTGGCAAAAGAGGATAAAAAACATCATTGTATTATTTTGTTATTTTGATATAATAGACACATAAGATAAAGGAAAGAGGTAATTAATATGAGAGAAAAAAGATTAACAGTAATGCACAATGTAGTAGTAGGATATGCAGATGATTATGCTTTAAATAATTGGTTGTCTGTAATACCAGATGGTGAAACTCCAGAAGTATTCGCAGAAATCGCCGCAGATGATGAATTATATCACGAGGCTTGGCAAGTGTTTAGTAAAATAATCAAGAGAGATAGAACTGTAGCATTACAGTATATCGCAGAAATCGACAAAATGATTGAAGAAGATTATCAAATCTAAATGAAAATAAAGGGTGCTACAAGCACCCTTTGAAATAAAAGAAAGAGAGGTAAATAATATGGAAGTAAATTTTAAGAATATACTAGAAAGTAATGAAGATTTGACAATCCACGGAGAGGGCTTAACTGATGGAGATACTTTTGTTTTTAAAGATGAACCAACAAAAATCTATATGATTGCAGATGGAGAGTCTCAAATTTTTAATATTGAAACTGGCGAAGCCTTTACACTAAAGAGTAAAGATTACGAAAAGCCAATTAAAATAGTATATGGTAAATTTCAAATTATATCAATAAAAAGATAAGGGGATTAAAATGATAACAATAGTAAAAAAGAAAAAAGTAGAAAAAATATTAAAAAATTGTGGTTTTATTTGGTTTTATATTACTAAAAATATATTAGTATGCAGAATGTATGGGAATAAAAAATTACACCCTATCGGTTATTATATTCCAATATTAATTATTTTAAAATAGAGAGGAGAATAAAAATGAAAACAGTAGATTTATACAAAGAGATTCAGAATATAGCAGATAGACTTGAAGATATTAGAATGTTACTTTATAATAGTGCAGAACACAGGGGTAACTTTGAAGAAGAATTTCAAAATTTTGATGATAATATGTTTCGTTTACAAAGTGAATTAAGAAATTTAGTTTCCGATGAATTAGAGCTTTATGATAATACAGAAGATTAAGAAAAAGTCAATAGGCAAGTTGCACAAAATGTAACTTGCTTTTTTATGCAAAATTACTACTTGACAAAGGGTGGCGGATGTGCTATAATAAAAGGGGACTCTATAGACTCATATATTTCAGATGTTTGTCGGCTCGTCGATGGTTGAGACGAGCCGAGTTGTCAAGCCGAACATACGTTCGGGTTTTAAATTGATTAAAAAACATCAAGAACCTTGACTTATTTTATCCCATAAAAAACATCAAGTTGATTGATGTATTTTAATCTAACAAAAGTTAGACACAACTAATTCTAGTTAGTTACAACTAACCCCAGTTAGCCTAAACTAACTAAAGTTAGTTACTCTTAATTTAAGTTAGTTGTAACTAACTTTAGTTAGTCACCTCTCATTAAAGTTTTGTTAAACTAATTTTAGTTAGACTGCCCCTAATTTAAGTTAGTTGTAACTAACGCAAGTTAGACTTCACAAACAAAAATTAGTTAAAACTAACGGCAGTTAGATTAAACTATCGTCATTTTGCACAAAATTTTCAATTGAAAAATTTTGTATGATTGCACAAAAAATAATATCCCCAACCCCGCATTTTTATGCAATCTGCTAAAGTTGATTAAAATGATAACAAAGTATTGTTTTTTACAATGCATTTGATATAATAGACTTGTGCTTGATAAACAAAGCACTTGAACATTTACAATTTAATATTTTAAGAGAAAGGTGGTAATATTTTATGATTATCGAATTTGCAACTATTGTTTTTTTTATTTGTAGTTTAATCAATGTAATGTTATCTACATTAAAAACCATTTTAACAGTTAAAGCGTCAAAAGGTGTGGCAACCATTATTAATGCGATAACTTATGGCTTTTATGCTATTGTAGTAAAACAGTTGGCGAGTTTAGACTTAATAACTACCGTTACAGTTACTATTATAACTAATATAATAGGGGTGTATGTTTCAATGTGGTTATTAGAAAAAACAAAAAAAGATTGTTTATGGAAAATATCCGTCACGACTAAAGATAATACTTTAGTAGAAAAATTAGAAAAGTTTAGTATTTCTTATGTAATGAACCCAGTTCAGTATAAAAAACAAACTTATTATAATATTGATGTTTTTAGTGAAAATCAAAAGGATAGTTCTATTATTGAAAACATACTAAAAGAATATAAAGTAAAATACAATATTACAGAAATTAATAAAAAATTTTAAAAAAATTAAAAAAGTGCTTGCAATTCCTTACAAGATATGATAATATTAATATTGTCAAGAGGCACAAGGGATTGCAACTCCACTTTTGATAATGTACATTTATAATTTAATAAAGAGAGGTAACAAAATGAACAAGAAATTTTATTTAACAGTAGACACCGAAACGGCAACAATTCCATTTACAAATCAGATTTGCAAAAATGCTAATCAAAAACAGAAAATTGCGATTGCTAAACCTTTGGTATATGACATTGGTTGGAGTATTACTGACAGACAAGGTAATATCGTAAAAACAGAAAACTTTTTAGTTCAGGAAACGTTCTTTGTTCCTAACATTTTCAATACTGCTTATTATAAAGATAAAAGACCTATTTATATAGAACTGTTAGAAAAAGGCAAAATTAAGGTTGATTGTTGGAATAACATTATGAAGTTATTTATCGCAGACCTTGAAAAAGTTGATATTTCAACTGCCTACAATGCGTGTTTTGATTTTAAAAAGGCAATACCATTTACTGAACGTTATATCAAGGCTTTATATTCAAGTGACTATCAGAAATGGGAAGATAGACAAAAAAAGAGTTGTGAGGACATTCTTAATAATCGCAGTAATGCTAAAAATGAAGAATATCTAAATCCATATTTTGAATTAAGGGGTGTACAGTATCCTATAGCTGACTTATGGTGCATTGCTTGTGAACGTTTAATAAACATCAATAAATACAGAAATTTTTGTCTTGATAGAGGTTATGTAACAAATAGTGTGGTATTTTTCAAATCATCAGCCGAAACATCATTTCAGTATTTAATGAAAAACTATGATTTTATTGAAGACCATACTGCTTTATCAGACGCACTAATTGAAAGCCAGATTTTAACAAAAGCCTTGAAAAAGGGCAAAATTGAGCCTACATTGTATGCGTTTCCGTTTAGGGATTTAGGTTCAACTATAGATTATGCAATAGACACAAATCATAAATACGTTGAACCATTATACGAATTGTTATTAAATTACATTGAAAATAATAACGGTTTTGAAAAAGGTGGGGCATACTGGAAGAAGATTATAAAAGAACTTGAAAAACTTGAAAATGCAAACTTTTAAAAAAAATAAAAAAATTTAATAAAAAGGGTTGCAATTCCATTTCAAAGTGCTATAATAAATAGTGTCAAGGGAATGGAGTTGCAACCCACCAAATAAAAAATTTAAGAAAAGAGGTAATGTATTATGACAAACAAAAAAATGACAAAGAGAGATTATTTTAACGGACTTTTAGGAGTGATTGAGAATCACAAAGATAGCATTGAAAACTATGAAGATTTTAAGGCTTTCATTGAAAGAGAAATTGAGTTACTTAATAAGAAACGTAGCAATTCAAAGCCAACAAAAACGCAGATTGAAAATGAAAAGATTAAAGCAAAAATTCTTGAAGTTTTAACAGATGTAAACGAAGTTATGACAATCTCTGAATTAATGACTGCTGACGGTTTAGAAAATTATTCAAATCAGAAACTTTCAGTTTTATGTCATCAGTTAGTAAATGAGCATAAGGTAGTCAATACCAAAGTAAAAAAAGTTTCATATTTCAAAATTGCCTAAAGGCTAGGGGATAGCCAAAAGGTTATCCCCTTAAAATCTTAAAAAAAGGAGTTGATAAAAAATGACTAAGGCAGAAGAAAAAGCCAAAGAAATTAAGGGTTTAATGGAACGTCATTCTTTAACATTGGAAGAAGCCACCCAACTATGGGAAGAAGATAATTCAGACTACTGTAATGAAGAAATGGCAGAAATGGAAAATAAGGCTAAAGCCTTAAAACGCAGGTATGAGAAAGACTTAACAAAAAAACGCAAGCCTACCGAAAGGGAACGCAAAGTTGATACAGAAAAACTTGAAATTTTAAATTTAATAGTTCCAACATTACAAACAATTAGTAACAATGTGGAACGCAAAAATGAAGTTGAATTACATTTTACAAAAGGTGGTAATGATTACACGATTAAATTAATCAAACATCGTAAAAAGAAGTAATGACAACAAGTGCAAGTAGTATTCAATACTACTTGCATTTTTTATTTTTTTCAATGTTACATATTGTATGAGTGCGGGGGAGCCGGTATTAGTGACTTTTATCTAAATACAATATGTGATATGTCACGTACTATGTTACATATTATAATATGTGATATGTTACACGCAAGGTCACATACTATAATATGTGATATGTTACATACAATATGTGACCTTGACAGGACTCATCGCAGCGTTTCCGGTTGAAACGCTGCGTGTTTGGGTAATATTTTATTATACCACTTTTTCGCTCTGATGTCAATAGTAATTTTGCACAAAAATTTTTTCCCAAAATTGTGAAATTTTACTAATTGTAATTATTAAAATATTATGCTATACTATATACATAGATAAGAGATAGAGTTCTTTACAAGGACTTAACAAAAGGATTGGGTTCTTGTAAAGGTCTATCGCCAAAGAAAGGAGAATATTATGTGGACTAAAGAAACTCATTGGAAACACGATGTTTTAGCCTATCATCGCAAGTATGAAAAAGAAAGAAAAAAAATACTTGACAAAAAGGCTAAAAAGTAATATAATACTTATATAAGGAGTGAGAGTCAAGGCACTCAAATATAAAAAATTAAAAAATAAAAAAGTCTTGACAAAATCAAAAATAAATGTTATAATTACTATGTAAAGTAAAGAAAGAAAGAGGTGTTTTAATATGGAAAAGATGATAAAAAGAACTAAAAGAACAATGTATGAAGAAATTATGAAAATGGCAGAGGGCAAAGAAAGAGTTGCAACTGAAGAAGAAATTATTGCTTTCTGTGAACATGAAATTGAACTCTTAAATAATAAGAGAAGTGGTTCAGGTAAACCAACAAAGACACAGATTGAAAATGAGAAAATTATGGAAACTATCTATTCAGTTCTTGAAAATGCGGGTGTCGGAATGACAATTACAGAAATGATGAAAACTGATGAATTAAATGCTTATTCAAATCAGAAATTATCTGCTCTTTGCAAGAAAATGTATGAAAATGAGAAAATTCAGAAGAAAATCATCAAGAAAAAGTCATTTTTCGCTGTAAAAGGTGTAGAAATCACTGAAAAGTAGTATAAAAGGGCGAAAAGGGGCAACCTCCTTCCCCTTTTTATCCAAATTGTTTAAAAAATATAAAAAAATTAGTAAAAATGCACAAAAATTGTTGAAAAAATACAGTTTTTGTGTATTTTTTTGTGAAAATTTACTATTGACAAATGGTAACAAATGTGTTATAATTGTCGGAGCCTGAGCGAGCGACAGGCTCCGAGTCCCAGTCCCATACTCTATATGGCGAATTTTTCTGAGTGTTTGAACTTGTATATTTTTTTCTGCCGCGTCCCGAAATCCTTTACCGGCATCTCCGCATATGGCTGCCAATTCTGAGTGTTTTAAACTCCCTATTCTTAAATTTGATTTTTATAAAAATTTATGATATAATAATAAAAAAAGACTAAAATATTCCCGCTGCCTTTCTCCGCCTTATTATAATATTTCTAATGTCTTATTCATAAAACTATATTTCTAACATTTCCTGCCCGTTTATCAATAGAATAATATAGCAAAAACTTTTTCTCTCACTCCATTTTTCAGTGTTTATTTTTTCAAGAGTGCAACCTAACAATTTAAGCCTAAAAAATTTTAGCACTTTTGCTTACTCTAAGTCTTATTCATAAAACTTATATTCTAACATTTTCCGCCAAATCAATAGCACAATAATATAGCAAAATTCAGTTCACTCTTCCCAATTGAATTTTATAAAAATTTTTAGTATAATATATATATATAAGATAAAGAAAGAAATAAGAGGTAATAAAAATGGTAAAAGATATTTCAACTATGATAGCAGAAGGTGCAACAAGAGCAGAAATTATGGCAGTTATTGATGAGCAGATTGCCGCACGTGATAGCAAAAGTAAGCGTGCAGAGAATAAGAAAGACATTTGTAATATGATGACATCTCTTGAAAACATTTTAGTAAGAGAAGGTGTTATCACTGATGCGGAAAGAACTGACTTTGCGAATGACCCTATGATGGATACTATGGCTAAATATTTTGTTGAAACTATGAGAGAAGAAAGAGCATCAGGCGGTTTTATTCCAAAGGCTGGATTTACTTCTGCTGAAAAACCAAGAGTAAGAGTAAAAAGAAGTGAAAATAATGAGCCTGAAGATATTGATGCGGCAATCAATGACTTCTTAAAGCACTTAAATGATTAAATAGATAGCCTGCATTTTGCAGATTATCATATCAAGAGCTAAAGAATTAAGAACTCTAGAAATAGAGTTCTTTTTTTTATGTTTATATGTGCGGATGACGATGAGGGTAGCGGTAATGAAAGAAGATGAAAGTGATATAGGTCGGGTCCCGTGCCACCACCTTCACTTAATTTCACTTAATTTCACTTAATTTCACTTAATTTCACTCAATTCTATTCAATTTTATATGATTTTATACATTTTCACTCAATTTTATATACTTTTAATTAATCTTATATAATTTTATATAGCCTTATTTCACTTAATTTTTACCCACTCCACTTAGTCTTTCACTCAATTTTATATAATCTTACTTATTTTTATTTAATTTAATGTATTTTTTAATTAATTTTATCTTATCTCTATCCAACTTTTGCCACATTAAAACTTTTTATTCCTGACATCTGCTATCTTCATAAACTTCCATCGCTCTTCTCAATCCTCTTACTCTTTTACTCTTCCTTTTCTCCCAAATGGTTCTACTATTTTCTCTTATAAATATCTCTCTTACCAATACTCCATTAACAAAAATCACATTTCCATTTAAAAACTGGCTGTTCCATTTGGTCCAAATCAGTTTTCTGTAGTTTCCTTTTCATCACTACCCCCCGCTACTTTATCTAAATCTTCCAAAATTTTTTCCAATTTCATTTGCAATTCTTTTTTCTGTCTCCTAGCTTCTTGCTCTGCGGCAGTTGCTTCCATTTGACTTTTTCGCAAATTTTTAACTAAACTTTCTTTTTTATTCATATTTTAAACTCCTATTTTGTTTTATTAATAACTTTAAATCATCTTCTAAAGTATCATCACATTCAAAAATCCATGTATTATACTCTGGCTTTTGCGGATTTGGCATTACCCCCGCAACTTTATGACCTTTTTCTTGTAAAATTAAAGCATAATCCATTCTATAAACTATTCTATGTTTTTTATTCATAATCTCATCTTCCTTCCGCCATTAAGCCCAAAATTCTCATAAGGTTAATTTCAAATCAGCTGAGCGAAGCGAAGCTAAGATTTGAAATTAACCGTTCATACTATTTTTTAATAGCCTCTATTTTTCAAAAAATCTATTACTATTATTAAGGGTAACACTTCATTAACATTTTTAATTAAACTTGGTACACTTTATTAACAATCATTTAAGCAAAGTTGGTACACTTTTTTAACATTTATTTAAAATTTTTTGGTACACTTTATTAACATTTTTCTTAAATAATTTTTGTTTTAACTTCTTCTTCATTAAAATTTAAAGTATTATTAACACTGTCTAAATAATATTTAGTTTTATTGCCTTCCACTTGAGCATGGTATTCAATTAAATCTAATTTTTTTAAAACAAAAAGTATATCTAATATAGTTTGATTACTAGCTCCTTTATTTTTAGTGCTTAAACCTAAAATAGCCTTAACATAACTTAAAGAAAAAGGTCCAGATTTTTCTTCATTCTTATACCATATCTTAATCAAAATTGCTAATACAGATAAACTTCTTTCTTTTAATGTATTAACTAAAACCCTAACAGTATTAATAGGTAATAAAGTCGCGATATTACTATCTAATACAACTAATTCATACATCTTTACTTCTTCATTATAAATAATAAGACCGCTATCTAATAAATTATGAAAATTTTTTGATGCAGTTTGTCTTGTTATTCCTAATCCTTCTGCAAGATTAACAAATTTACAATCTTCCTTTTTTACAAATCTAGCTTCCATATCTGGAAAAGTTACAGAAATAGATTGCAAATAACCATACATTCTGTCTGAATAGGTTCTACTAGATAAATAATGCTTATCACTAGGCATTTGTCTTGAATTTTTTTCTATTTTCATATAAATAATCTCCTTTCACCTTTATATAAAAATAGTCCAAATACTGTTTTTAACTTTTGTCCTATGTTTATTAACGCTTTTATTATCTTTAAATATTTTATTAAAAATGTTAGCAAAAAATGTTAATAAAGTGCACCACTTAACAGTTTATCCAAAAATGTTAATAAAAAATGTTAATAAACTGCACCATTCTTATTAAAAATGCGGGAAGGCTGCCTTTATGTTGCCATTAACCAAGAGCATCCGCATTATTATACGATTCTTAGCATTTTTATTAAAACTCGTAACGATTTTGCTTGATTTCTTATCAAGAGTCAAAAATCATCCAAATTTTCACTATTCTAATAAAGTGCTTTCTACACTACCTAGTTTATATATTGCGTCAGGACCCCTCCCTATCTTCACTAGTAGGACTCCCCGCCTTTTCAGACTCTCTTGAAGTCTCTTGAAGTGCTTCCTCACATAATTCTCGCTCACATTCAGCTTCATCGCCACTTCCGCACTCGTCATAATCTACCTCCACTATAGTTGGCTTTTGTTTTAATCTATCATCAACAGGCATCATGTATCCACGCACTACCTGGTTAAAAAATATACATTGTCCATTTCTAATTGGCACTAAAGGTTTACTACAATCTGTATTAATATTCCATGGACAACTCATCATATCACATTTAACTATCATAATATTTATCCTTTCCTTATTTATATAAATATTATATCAAAATTTTAGAGAATTATCAAGTATAAATACATCATCGCCGCCTTTAAAAACTACTTTATTTATTTTTTATAAAATTTATTATATAATATTTATATAAGATATGAAAAGGAGTAAATAAATATGACAACTATTATACAAACTGGAACTAAATATGATTTATATGATTCAAGTATACAGACACATCAGTCTTTACCTGCGGGAATCTATAAGGTAACTTTTAACCCTCAGTCAGGACATCAATTATTATATGTTGCGGATAAAAATGATATTAAAGAAAAAATTTATGGCGTTCATACAAAGAAAGTTGAAAAAGTATTAAATACATTTCGTAACTTCAATAGAAGCGAAGGAGTGTTATTAAGCGGCGATAAAGGTATTGGTAAATCTTTATTCACTAAATTATTAACAAATGCGGTAATTGATATGGGATTACCAGTTATTTATGTTAATGAAGCTAGTCCAAATTTAGGGGATTATATTGATAGTATTCCTACTGAATGTATGATTTTATTTGATGAATTTGATAAAACTTTTAGTTCTCCTTATGAACAAAATGATTTATTATCACTTTTTGACGGAACTTCTCGTAATAAAAAGTTATTTGTAATTACTTGTAATAATTTAGATAGCCTTAGTTCATTTTTGGTAAATAGACCAGGAAGATTTCATTATCATATCTGCTTTAAATATCCTACATCAGAGGATATTGTAAAATATTTAAAAGATAAGTTAGATGAAAAATATTGGGGCGAGATACCAAAAGTAGTAAAGCGAGCAACCGCAATTAAAACAAACTATGATACTTTAAGAGCAATAGCTTATGAACTTCAGCAAGGTTGGTCTTTTGAAGAAGCAATAGAAGATTTAAACATTGATAAAGGTAATAAAACAATTTATTTTAATATATGCTATACGCAAAAAAATAAAGAACGTCATAGTCTTACAGTACCATTTGTTCCTTCTAAAGTAGAAGCGGAAAAGGTAAAATTATCACTTACAGATAAAATGGGGTGTATTATTGGTGAAGCAATATTTTCTACTGATGATTTTTATTTTGATATAAATGATAATGATTTTAAACTTAATGTAGAAAAAGCAACTTATCAGTTTAACACAGTTAGACGTGGTATATATAAGCCACAGGATGGAGAAGAAATTGTAACTGACAAAGATAAAGAAAATGCAGTTATCACTGAAATCGTTATTACCAATATATCAGAAGATTTTTGATAATCATAAAAAAATATTATATAATATATATAGAAAGTAAAAAAGAAAAGCAGTTTTACCTTTTTGGTAAAACTGCTAATAAAAATTAGAGAGAGGTGTTTTATATGATTATGAATAAGAAATTATATGAAGAAGTTTTCAAGACAGTAGTTGATGCTTTTGAATTTGAGCAAATTCTTATGGATAATGCAACAATAGACAGAAGAATAACAGACTGGTATAATCATACAGATTACACTGATGTAGAAACTTTGGCGGCGTTAGTTATGGGAAGTGAATATAAAGCATCTATAACTTGTGATGAAGTGGAAGAGATGAAAGAATTTTTCTTTCCATCTCACCCTCATTTTGAGTTATCTATTGCTGAAATAGAAATGGCTTTACATGATTATGATTTTTTATTTGAGTAGGGAGGAATAAGTTATGTTTGAATATATAAAATTAGCAATGTTACCTTTATCATCTAGTACAGCTTATACTTTAATCAATAGACTAAGTAATAAAGGTAAGGCGGCGGTTGCCTGTCTTTATGTAGCATATAGTTTGGCTATAGTGTTTTTAGGGGGTGTATAAAATGCACCCTTTTAAGAAGATTTTAATTTACTTACTTTTAACAATAATAACAATTTTAGTTACTATATTAGGTGGTCTTATGTTTGCCGCTTTATTTAGTATACCATTTTTTATAGGTGTTTTAATTTTCATAGCTGTGATATTAATTTGTGAATTTATTATAGTAAAAATAGAAATAAGTATTTATGAGAAAAAAGATGAAGAATAACTCTTCATCTTTTATTTTATATAAAAATTATTATATAATATATTTATAAAGATATAAAAAGAGTAAGTATTAAAAAAGGAGTTGATACAATATGACTAAAGCAGAATGGTTAGAAAAACATGGGTTTAATACAGATGGAGTAACTTATTGTATATATGGAGAAGATACATACGCTATTAAAGACTGGTTAAAAGAACAAGGAGCTAAATATAATCCAATATTAAAGTGGCATATTCCAAATAAAATTGAATTATCTGAAGATTTTACATTAATTCCAATTACTTTTGATGAAATTTATGGTTGGGATGAAGGATGTGAAGAGGCTTGCTTTTTTGAAAAATCAAAACAGATTATTGATAAGAAATTTGCGGAAGCCGCTGGTCCATCTTTATCTGAGTATGTAGGAGAAATAGGTGAGCGTCTCCGCAATTTAACAGTAGTATATCATTCAACTCGTGGTTTTAATGGTAATTATGGTTATACTTATATCCATACTTTTTATCATGGCGAAGATTGCTTGGTGTGGTTTACTCAGAAAGAATTATTTTTAGATAAAGGTTCTGTTGTTGATTTAACTGGAACGGTGAAAAAATTTGAAGAATTTAGAGGAGTAAAGACAACTCAGCTTTCAAGATGCATTATAAAGGAGATTTAATTATGAAACATAAAATGTCTGAAACAACAAAAGAAAAATTAATGCAGCCGGAAGAATTAAAAGCTTTAACTAAAGAATCTTATGAAGAAGGGTATAAAGAATTAGTTCGATTATTAAATCTTGAATTTAAAAAGGCGGCGACTTCAGGAAATTCTATGATAACTATTACAATACCTCCTCTTTTTAAAAAAGATATAATACCACAGCTAGAAGAAATGGGATATAAAGTAGAAGAGAGTCCTTGTTTTAGTCTGTTTGAAATTTCTTGGAAATAAGATAAAAAGGAGAAGTAAGAATGAGCATTATATCTACATTAGAACAAGAAGAACCAATTTTAGTTACAGCAAAAGAATTAAGAAGAATAGTTGCTATTGAAAATGATAGAGATTATTATGAATTTTTAAAAGATGCTAATAATATTTTAATAGAGACTGCTAAACATGGGCGTTTAGCAGGTGAATTTAGCATGCCATCTCAATTTATTGATAAGTTTGCAGAAGAATTAAGAAATAATGGTTTTAAAGTTACTATAATGGGTCAAGAGCAGATACGTATTGATTGGAGGAGTGAAGATAATGATTAAAAGATTTTGTGATAGATGCGAAACTGAGCTTTCAAAAGGCGATTATGTTCACCTTAGTATGAATGGGTACGGTCTAAATAAACATAATAATAAATATAATAGTAAAGACGCACAACTTTGTCATAAATGTGCAGAACTTATATTAAAAATTTTAGAAAGATAGTATTTTATTGAATTTTAATAAAAAATATTATATA